ATGACCGTCTCCGTTCTCGCACTCGTCATCGCATCCGCCGCTCTCATCACCGCGGCCGTCGCGGTCGGTCAGTCGCGCACCGACGCGAAGAACTGCGCGCAGGACGCCCGGAACGCCGTCGCCGCCGCACGGAATGCCGCCACCGCAGCGCGCAAGGCAGCCGAATCGGTCGCGCAGGTCGACAACCTCGGCGCGAAACCGCTGATGCACATCGAGAACTGGCATTCGTCCGCCGAGCCCGGCTCGCTCGCGCCGACGATTCCGATCGACGCTCGCCGCGTAGCCCGCGAGATGCACCGCTACGCCCCCGAAAACTTCCGCCCCGCAACGTCTCCAGCCGTCGAGCAGGAGACCGCGACGCCCGGCGCGAGTGCAGACAATCCCCGCGCCGGGCAGTCGTGCAAGCCCTGAAACACAGCGGCCCGGCGAGCCGCACACTCGCCGGGCCGATTCCGTCATCAGAACCGAATCGGAGCATACCCAATGGGAAGACATTCCGACTCGCGCCGCCACCAGGCGGCCGACGATCGCGTGAGCGTCGCGGCACTGACCATGCGCGAGACCTATCCGTCCGAGCAGCCGCTCATGATCACGTCCGGCACATCGAAAGAGATCACCCTCGAGCCGGCGGGGCCTTGGAGCGAGTGGATTCACCCCGACGTTTGGTTGCAGCAGCACTCCGGACCGGTGGTGTCGTGATGGCCTCGGTGATGAAACTTCCGGCCGAGGCGCGCATTCACGCCAGCCTCAGCGTCGCCCGGCGCGAGCGCGGCATGACGCAGCAGCAGCTCGCCATGCGCATGCGCGAGCGCGGTTTCAACTCGTGGTACAGCGTGACCGTCAGCCGAGTCGAGCTGGGCATGCGCACGCTGAAACTGCCCGAGATCATCACGCTCGCGCTGATTCTCGGCGTCGCGCTCGATCTGCTCGTGACCGCGCCGCCGCACGCGATCCGCGGCTGCATCCGCGAGTCGGGGGGTGCGCCGTGCTGAACACGCTCGGGCACGTTCTCGCCGCCGGGGTGGTCGCGGCTCTCGTCATCGCCGTTTACGCCGCAATAAGCGATCTGGCCCGCAATGCGGACGACTGGGCCGATGGCCTGGACTACGACGAGACCGACCAGACCGACGACGGCGCCGAGGCCGACCGCGGCCACGATCGCTGGATCGACGAGCGGAACGGGGTGCTCTGATGGGCACCATTTCCGCCTCGGAGGAACTCGACGGCTCGATCGAGGATCTGCCCGCCGAGACCGTCGCCGCCGCGCGGCGCGTCGTCGCCCACAACGCCACCGACGCCGGCGACTGCGCGCGGCTGCTCGACATGCTCGGGCTGCGCCCGAAGCCGTGCGATCACCGACTCGTCGAGCCCTACCGACGGCGTCGGCCGAACAAGACATCGGCCAAGTGCGCGTGTGGCCGCTACGTCCGCGCCGATGGTGAGACCGAGTGCTCTATCTGCCGCCGCTCGGTTCCCGATGACGAATTCCGCGCGGTCATCGCCCGCATCCGGGGTGCCGGGCTCACGCTGCGGCAGATCGCCGAGCGGGCTGGCCTGAACTACAACGGGCTGATGACGGCCCTGTCGGCGAGCCGCCGCGGCAGCCGCGTCGGGCGCGACAGGTTCGACGCGGTGGCCGAGCTCGCTGAGGCGGTGGGCGTATGACCGGCGCTCAGTGCTCCCGCTGCCCGCGGCAAGTAGTGCAGTTGCGCCGAGGGATGTGCCCGGCCTGCTATGAGGCACACCGATATCGGATGAAGGCCTACGGCCGGTGGACGCCGGACCGAGTCAACGCAGCGCCAGTGCGGGCACACGTCGCGATGCTGCAGAACGCAGGATTGGCGAGGAAGGCGATTGCCCGCCGCGCCGGGATAGCGCCACAGGTGCTGGACAACGTGATGATCGGCAAGCGGAGCCGAAAACCCGCCCGCACCGTGACAGCCAAGACCGCCGCAGCTCTGTTCGCGGTAACGCTCGACCAGGCCGACCCGGCGGGGCGTGAATTCGTCTCGGCCATCGGCTCGCAGCGGCGCATCCGCGCCTTGGTGGCATTCGGCTACACATTGACCGCGCTCGCCGCTGAACTCGGCCTGCCGCGCACCGCCCTGACGCCGGTGCTGACTCGGCAAACGACGGTCCGCGTGTGGCGGCACGACGAGATCAAGGCCTTATACGAACGTCTCGAGCTGACTCCGGGCCCGTCCGAGGCGGCCCGGCGCATGGGTCGAGAGCGTCGGTGGCCGTTGCCGTTCCAGTGGGACGAGGACGCGCTCGACGATCCGAACGCACCAACCCCGGACTCGAGGTTGCGCCGCGAGCCCTACCGGCCCAGGGCGGTGGCCTCATGACGAACGCGATCTGCTGGGTGACCGACCTCGATGAGGAAGTGTGCCCGCATTGCCATCCTGAGCCGGTCAAGGCCGCCCCGCCGACCGAGCCCGACCTGTATCCCGATATCGCCGAGGAGGTCTACCACGGCGACACCTCGGCGCTCTCGCAGTCGGGCGCGAAAGCGCTGCTGAAAACCGTTCCGGCGCAATGGATCTACGACTGGCTTCACCCCGAGCCGGTCGAGGTGAACGAGATCATGGAGTTCGGCTCGGCCGTGCACTCACTGACTCTCGGCGTCGGCGCCAAGGTCGTCGAGATCAAGGCCGAGAACTGGACACGCAAGGCCGACCAGCAGATTCGGAAAGAGCACCGCGCGGCCGGTGAGATTCCGCTGCTGACCGCGAAATACCGGCGCGCGGTCGCGATGGCCGACGCCGTCCGGCTGCATCCGGTGATCGGGCCGCGGCTCGAGGACTCGCAGCGCGAACTCAGCGGATGGTTTCGCGACCCCGAGACCGGCATCATGCGCCGATTCCGCATCGACGCTCTGCACACCACACCGGCCGGTGCCGCGCTGGCGATGGACGTGAAGACGGCCGAGACCGCCGACCCGAACGAGTTCGCCAAGTCCATCCGCAAATTCGGATACGACCAGCAAGACGACTGGTACGTCGAGGGACTCGAGGAGCTCGGCGTACCCGGTGCGGCGTTCCTGTTCGTCGTCGTCGGCCGCAAACCGCCGCATCTCGTCTCGCTCAACACCGTGCCGCGCGCCTACGTCGAGCGCGGCCGCGAACGCAACCGCGACGCGATCCGGCTCTATGCCGAGTGCCTCGCGGCCGGCCACTGGCCCGACTACGGCGTCGACACCATCCACGAAATCGAGCAGCCCGCATGGGCGTACAGAGAGGACTAAGCCACCGATGACCACCACCGAGATCGCGCTGCGCGGCGCCACCCGATCGGCGCTCGCGATCACTCCCGACCAGAACGATTGGACGCCGCAGCAGATCGCCGCGCTGCGGCAGCTCGGCATCGAGGACGCGCCCGAGGGCGACCTGCTCGTGTTCCGCCACGTCTGCATGGCGACCGGCCTCGATCCGTTCCGGAAGCAGATTTACATGATCGGCCGGAAAACCAAGGTCAAGTACTGGGACGACCGGCAGAAAAAGCAGGTCGAGGACTGGGTGATGAAGTACACCATCCAGACCGGCATCGACGGATTCCGCAAGAACGGCCGTGCCGCGGCCAAGCGCGAGGGCGAGAAAATTAGCGTCGACGGCCCGTACTGGCAGGGCGCCGACGGCGGCGGCTGGCACGACGTGTGGCTGTCGGACAAGCCGCCGGCCGCAGCGAAGTTCGTCATCTTCCGCGACGGCGAACCGCACACCGGCATCGCCATGTATCGCGAGTTCGTCCAGACCGCGCCCGGCAGCACCGGCCCCAACACCATGTGGGCGAAGATGCCCGCGAATCAGCTCGCCAAGTGCGCCGAGGCACAGGCGTGGCGCCGCGCCTACCCGGACGATTTCGCCGGAATGCAGCTCGAAGACGCCGCACAGATCATCGACCCCGACGGCGCACCGGCCGACCCGGTCCGCGCACAGTCCCAGCGCGTGACTGCGGGCGAAATCCTCGCCGGACCCGCCTCGAATCCGGGCGAAAAACCGGACACGGCGCAGGCCGAGAAGCCTGCGACCAGGCGCAAGCCGCGCACCAAGCAGGTCGAGCAGGTGACCGCCGAGCAGTTGACCGAGGCGAAAGCGCTGTTCGAGCAGCTCGGCGTGCCGCAGGACCAGATGCGGGCGAAGGTGTCCGAGTGGCTCGGCATCGATTTCGAGCTCGACGACGTGCGCCGCCTCACCAAGGTGCAAGGCGACGAGCTGATCGCCGATCTGACCCAGCGCGTCGCGAAGCTGATGACGCCCGCGACCACCGAGCAGATCGAGGCGCTGACCGCCGCGCTCGTCCGGGAAAAGGTCACCGACGAGAACGAGCAACTCACCTGGGTGCGCAACTCCGTCCGCAATCCCGATCTGCAGTCGCTCGCGCAGCTCACCGGCACGCAGGCCGAGGACATGACGAACTTCCTCATCGAGGCGCAGGCCGCCGACGAGCGTGACCGCGCCGGCGCGCAGCAAGCACTCGACACCGAGGCGGGTGCCCAGTGAGCGCACCGATCGTATTTCTCGACATCGAAACCACCGGCCTGCACCACGATCGGCGCCCGTGGGAAATCGGCATGATCCGCCGCGAGCCGGACGGCGGGCAGCGTGAACTCACTCTCTACATCTCCGATGTGGACCTGGCCCACGCCGAACTGATCGGACTGAACATCGGACGGTTCTACGAGCGATACCCGATGTACTGGACCGAAGTCGGCGGCGCATTCACCATGGACACCGGCATTGACGATGACACCATCGTCGACCCGGACTACGCCGACCAGCGGCTCAAGTTCGACGAGGCCCTCCACCCCGAGAAGCGCGCAGCCGTGATCGTCGAGCGGTGGACGCGCGGCGCGCACATCGTCGGGTCGGTACCGAACTTCGACACCGAGACCCTCGCCGCGATGCTGCGCCGCCACGGCCTGTGTCCGTCCTGGCACTACCACCTCATCGACGTCGAGGTCCTGGCTATCGGCCATCTCGGCGCGGTCCGACGCCTCAACCCCTACCCGATCGAGGCGGCCGATGTCGCCGCAGCCGAGTTCGACCTCACCGCTCTGCCATGGAAGTCCGATGACCTGTCGCGGGCGGTAGGTGTCGAGCCGCCCGGGCCGGACGAGCGCCACACCGCTATGGGCGATGCCCGCTGGGCGATGCGGATGTACGACCGGATCAACGGGGGTGCCCAGTGAGCGCCGCCGATCAGCACCGGATCAAGGCCGAGACCGCGCTGCGCCGTCTGCCCGATGAGGCGATCGGGCTCACCCCGGTCGGCGCCGAGGCCACCGCGCACGCGCTGCTCTACGTCGGCGACCAGCTCGCGCAGCTCGTCGAGCAGCAGAAGCTCGCGAACGTCATCGCCGCTTGTGCGCTGCCCGAGGACCGCAGCCCGTTCGACTGGCCTATCAAGTCCGCCGCTGGCGATTACGTCTACGGCCGCGTCGGCGACATCGTCAATCCAGCCACCGAAAGCGACCCCTCATGACCACCGAATTCGTTGTAGGCACAGCCGATTTGCGGCGAGCACTCGAGGCGATCAGGCCGCACGTCGGCAAGGTCACCGGCACCCCTGAATACGCCCGGGTGCGGTTCATCGTCGGCCGCGAGAACGCGGTGCTCACCGCGACCGACCGATTCACCGCCGCGCTCGCCATCGTGAGCATCTGGGAGCCCGGACCGCGCGACGGCGAACGCAGTGAGGTCGCCGAGATACTCATCTCCGACGTCGCGAAGATTCTCACGATCCACAACGTGGCCGGCCGCGAGAGCAGCGACCAGCCCGACTACCGGCTGCGCATCGTGATCAGTGACGAGCATTTCGTCGTCACCGACGTTTCGGGCCTGATCGAGGGCCGCTCGCTGCGCGTGCCGCGGCTCGCCACCGAGGATGCGCTCTCGTCCGTGCCGCTGCTCATCGACCACGCGCACAGCGGTCAGCTCGCCCTACTCGAGGACATCACCGACCTCACCGTGAACGGCGACCACCTCGCGCGGTTCAAGGCGGCCGCGTCCGCCTACAACAGCACGCTCACGATGGAAACCCGGCGCTACGAACACCGGAAGCACACGCGGCTGTCGGTGCTCGTGCGCTGCGGCGAGAGCTTCCTCGGGCTCATGGTGCCGCGGCCGGTGCTCGACGAGGACCGGGTAGCCGCGAAACAGCACGCCGAGGACTGGAACGAGCGGCTACCCGCAATCGTGCGCTCGGCGCCCGAGGCCGAGGCCGATCTGCTCGGGCGCGCCGTGAAACTGGTCGTCACGATGCGCAACAGCATGCCGTCGATGCTGCAGCGCCGCCTCATCATCGGCTACGCCCGGGCGCAAGGGCTGCTCGAAAAGATGACCGAGCACGGCATCCTCGGCGCCGATCCGGGCGAGGGCAAGAACCGCCCGATTCTCGTGCGCGTGGACGAGCTCGACGAGGCGCTCGCGCGGATCACGGGCGAGCCCGTCGCGGCGGCGAGCGGCAGCGAGTAGTGCCCACGTTCCGCAGGTTCCCGGCCGCGAGGTTCGCCGCGCTGCGCGTCCTCGCGGCCGGGTGCCGCCCCTATCTACGCGAGGAGGTGCCCAGTGGCTACCGCACCACGTGATCACGGCCGGGTGCTGTGCAAGATCTGGCGCGACAAGGATTTTCGCGCCCTGCCGCGCACGGCGCAGACGCTCTACATGCAGTTGCTCTCGCAGGACAACGTCAACAACGCCGGCGTGCTGCCGTTGATGACGTCGAAGTGGGTGAAGGGGTGCGACGAGCTCACCCCCGAGGAGCTGCTGCGCGATCTGGCCGTGCTCATCGACGCCAGTTTCGTTGTGGTCGACACCGACGCCGAGGAAGTGCTCATCCGCTCGTTCATCCGCAACGACGGCGGCATGAAACACCCGTACATCTTCAAGAACGCGCTCCGGTGCGCTCAGGCGGTCGAGAGCGAGAAACTCCGTCGCGTCCTGGCGAGCGAGTTGCGGCGCACTCGTCGCGCCGAGGCGCTGCGCGTGGCCGACGTCCTCGATCCGCCCGAGCCGGTTTCGGTACCCGAACCGATGCCGTCCGAATCTGTTCCGAATGACATCGAAATCCCATCGGAATGGCATTCGGAACCCATCGCCTTGGAACAGCATTCGAATGGCATCGCGAACCCATCCGAATCGGGGATGGCATTCGAATCCCATTCGAATCACTACGGTGTTGGTGAAGGTGAAGGTGTAGGTGAAACCCCCGTAGTTGGTCACCTTGGGGGGGTTGCGCGCGCGGGCGCACGTGACGCGCACACGCGCGAGGAAAACCCCACCCCCCAAACCACCCCCAACGACATCCCATCGAGCCCGTTCTGCGAGCGGCACCCGAACGGCACACCCGATCCGTGCGGGGCATGCCAGTCCGCCCGCAAGCGCTACGAGGCCACCGCCCCCGAACGCGCCGAAGCCGAAGCGGCCCAACGCCGAGTCGAGGCGCAAGCCAAGTCCGAGGCCGCACAGCGCGCCGCCGAGGACCGGGCCCGGGCGATCGCCGCCTGCGGCATCTGCGACGACGACGGTCAGATCATCGAGCCCGGCCAACCCCCGTCGCTGTGCGACCACCGCCCGGCACCGCGAAACCGCCCCGGCCTGCGCGAGCAGTTCGAGGCGCTCAAACGCGACCAGCGCGCCGCCGCGATCGCCGGATGCGAGCTCTGCGACGAGCACGGCGCGCGCATCCCACCGCGCGAGCTACGCGACGCCGACCCGCCGGCCGTCGACTGCGACCACACACCCGCCATGCCCGAGGCGTGGCGCGCCATCCGAGACCGCTTGCTCAACCTGACCGAGGAGACCGAAACCCATGTGTAACAACCCGTTCGACCTCATCGCCCGACTGCACGCCGCGCTGCACGGACTGCTCTACGCCCCGGTCGGCGTACTGCCGCCGAGCTACGACGACGCGATCATCGTCCTGCGGTTCGGTGCGTGATGACCGAGCCTTGGCCCACCGTCCACACGCTCGCCGAGCGCGTCGTGATCAATTCCGAGCAGCGCACGATCACCGTCGACAGGCACCCGCTGCAGTCTGAGGTGCCGCCCCAAGTGCAGCTCTACAAGATGGGCGCCGGCGACGGGCCCGACATGCTGCACGGCATCACGATCACCCTGCGCGTCAACCGCCTCGCCGTCGATTCGCGCGGCTACCTGTTCGTCGATGACCGCCTGTTTCCGTGGCTGCTGTCGAACAACGGACCGCTGATCTCGTACTACGACCGCGCGTTTCTCATCACGCTCGAGCTCTACGCGCAGCGCGTTGACGAGGTCCCGCAGCGCGTGCAACTCACCGACCGCGGTGCCGCGATCGTCGAATGCGGGCTGTCCGTGCGCCACATGCACGAGCTCGAAACCGGCTGCTCGCCGGACAACCTGTGCGCCGAGTGCCGGGGGTACCTCAATGCCTGAAATCCTCACCGCTACCCAACAACTCGCGGCGCTCGAAATCGTGCGAGATCTGCTCATCGACGCACCGCCTACGCATTCGGCGCGCACCGAATTCGACGAGATCTACCCCGAGTTGCGCCGGAAACTGCTCCAGCAGGCCGCAGGGGACGCCGCAATCGGCGCGGGTGCCATCGGCCGCGGTCTGTGGCGCGGCACCGGAACCGATGAAGCGGTCGGCGCGGAAATCCGAGTAATCCTCGCCGAAGCCGGCATGACGATCGGCGAGCAGATCGTCGGCGAGCAGATCGTCGACGCGCAGGTGATCGCGGGCTACGCCGTCGGCCGCTACGACGACACCGGCCTGCTCTGGCTCCACACCGACATCTACCGCGAGTTCGATCCCGCCGCCCAGCAGTGCGAGGGATTCGACGACACCCGCGGCGACCGGTACGCCGTCTACGAAATCCGGGAGGTGCACCGCGATGCCGGATAACTTGCCGCTCACCGCCGAGATCGAGGCCATCCCGTGCGCCGAGTGCGACGTCGAGGTCGGCCCCTGCTACCGCAACGGCCACCCCTCGCGCATCTCGCACGCGAGCCGGATCCGCGCCGCGGTCGCCGCCCGGCTGGAAAAGAAATCCGATGAGTGAGCCCGTGGTGCCGCTCGACCGGCCACGCCTCGGCCAGCACGAGGCCGCGGTGAAAACCGAGGCCATCAACGCGCGGCCGTGCACGTACTGCGGCGCCGAGCGCAGGGACCCCTGCCGCCGCCCCGGTGTCGACGGACGCCTGTACGAGCTCGTGATCGTCCACCCCTGCCGCTTGCACGAACCACGCCCCGACGAAGGGAATGCCGATGCCTGACAACGATTCTCGCGATCAGATCGTCGCTCTGATCCTGGACACCCGCGAACAGGGCATGTCTCCGGCCGAGGCCGCCGATCACCTGCTCGCCGCAGGTGTGCGGCCGCGGCGCCGTCGCATCGCCGAACCGGAAGCGACGCAACCCGATCCGGCCGGCTACCTGGTCGGTTGCCAACACGACGGCGCGCCCCTACTGGAGTTCGAAGCGGTGCATGTCGACCCGTTCGGCGACCGCGCTCGCGCGTACGCCACCCGCGGCGAAGCGCAGGCCTTCGCCGACAAGTGCGGACGGTACAACCCCCGCACGGTGTTCAAGGTCTACGCGCTGCAGGAGATGAGCGCCGATGCCTGACAGCACCCGCCCCGCACTGGCCGACGTGATCGCCGAAGCGATCGAATTCGCGCGCCGCGCCGGCTACGGCGTCGACGACATCGCCCCAGACGATTTCGCGTTGCAACGCAGCCCGGCCGGCTACTCGCACGCCACCTACGTCGGCGACGAGTTCGTGATCACCGCGGCGATCGACAACGAGGGCCGCGCGTCCACCGACGTCGGCGATATCGCATGGGTCGACCCCGGCGACCTCGAGGAATACCAGCCGTCGAGACCGTTCGTCGACATCTACCTACCCGGCGACGCCCCGGCCGGCGCCGAGCTCGTCACGTTCGCCGAGCTCGGCCAGCGCATCGGCGACATGACGGCGAAGGCCTTCACCGAGGCGATGAACGCATGATCACCGATTCGCTCGCCGCGGTCTGGTTCGGCGGATTCACGCTCGGCGCCGGACTTACCGCGCTCGGCGCCGCGGTCGTGCTGTTCGTCAGCGCGCTGCGCATGCGCAACCACATCGAGCCCGAGCTCGTCGCCGAGCCCGACGACATCACCGACGAGGACCAGGCGGCCGAGCTGCTGCCGGAATGGAACAGCTATGCGTGAACCGATCCACCTGGACTGCACAAATCAGACGTTCGACGTGGTCCGGCTCGGCACGCTGCGCGACGCTGAGGCCAACATCCGCCCCGCGACCACGGGAACTCAGACCTATCTCGCTGGCGAAATTCATTGCGGCCCCGACGATGCCGCACTCATCGATCAACTGATACGACGGCACCCGTTCGTACCCGCCTGGGTGGTATTCGAGAGCAAGCACATTCGCGTCGAAAGCGTCGAGTGCTATATGCGCGGCTCGTCGCTTATCACATGCGGGCAGGCGGGCGAATACGCGTGCGCCGTTCTGGACGGCGCGCTAACTGCGCTGACCGTCGTTGAGCCGTCACCGCCTCGCCCAACATCCGAATGGATCGACTGTGAACGCGCCAGGGCGATCCGCGATCTGGTCGGCGATGACCGCCCCGTCGTCGAGGTGCCCGACGGTCTGCAGTTCGTGCCATTCGACCCGTGGGCACCGGAATACGTGGAGGCGAATCGTGCGTGAATTCGACACCGTCGTCGGGCTCGATCTGTCGCTGACGTCGACCGGCATCGCCCGCACGACACCGGGCGATCCGGCCGTCTGGTGCGGCACGGTCAAGTCGGCCGGCGCGGTCGGCGCCACGTGGCAGCAGCGATACCGGCGCATGTCCAACATCGTCGGTCGCATCCTGCCCGGCATTCCCGACGGCGCGCTCGTCGTGATGGAAGCACCCGCCTACTCGCGCACGACCGGACACCAGCACGACCGATCCGGGCTCTGGTGGATGGTCTACGACCTGCTCGCCGGCACAACGCGCACCGTCGTACCCGTGCCGCCGAATTCGCGCGCCAAGTACGGCACGGGCAAGGGTAATTCGGGCAAGGATGCCGTACTCGCGGCCGCGATCCGCCGATACGCCGACGTGCAGATCAGCGGCAACGACGAGGCTGACGCCGTCATCCTCGCCGCGATCGGTAGCCGGTTGCTGGGCAAGCCGATCGACGACCCGCTGCCGCAGGCCAACCTCGCGGCAATGGACAAGATCACGCTCCCGGGCGGGGCGCTGATATGGCCGTGACCGAGCAGGGCTGCATCTGGTGCGGCCACGACGAAGATTCGCACTCGGCGATATTCGGCGAGTGCCTGCGGATGACCGAGGACGCGCTCGGCGCATCCGAGTGGTGCAAGTGCAGGGAATACCAGGCGCCGTCGAAACTCGATGGGTCGCTGTGGCGGATGGCCGGTCTCGTCGTCGGCGCGGGCTGGGACTTCCTGGTCGCGAAATTCGCGGGCTACGTCGAGGGGTGGCGCCGATGACCGAAAACGCACCGGCCGAACACGTCTGCGTCATGGCCTGGGACTTCGAACGTTGCTGGTCGGTCTGCGGCATCTGCGGCCGCATCGAGCCCGATGAGGCCCTGTCGCGCGGCACCGTCACCGAGCGGCAGGAACCGATGCGAATCCGCTACGTGGGCCCGCGCGACACGATCGGCCACTTTTTCGCAGGTGACCCGGTATCGAGCACTCTCGATGACGGTTCCCCATGGTGCGTGCTCGAGCTCGAGATGACCGAGGCCGTGCGCCGCGAATTCGAGGCCACGCAGATCGAGGAGACCGCCCGATGATCGAGCTACAGCAAGCCGAGCCGGACCCGATCGAGACCGCGATCGTGCAATGGTGCCGCAAGGCCGACCTCTACCGCGACGGCGAGCTCGTGCGCCAGGGCGTGAACCTGCTCGGCAGTAACGAGCCGGTCGCGAAGGCCTGGGCGAAGCTCGTCGCCGGCCATCTCGCGACCGGCGACCACACCCGCGACGGGCTCGCGAAATTCCTGCTCTCGCGCGACGCCTCCGGGCACGTCCGCGCCTACTCGTCCGCCCCGATCATCGCCGAGGGACTGCTCGCGATGCTCACCGAAAGGAATCTGCTGTGAACCAGCGAAACCAGGCCGCGATTCCGGCCACACCCGCGGCGAGCGACATTCGGGCCGACCTGTTGCGGCGGCTCGATTTCCTGCGCGACCGGCTCACCCCGCCGCAGCGGATGAACATGATCGCGAAACTGCTCGTCCAGTTCCGCGACACGATCTATCCCTGGATGCACATCCTGCGCCGGGCCGATGGCTCGCTGGTGGTGACGATCAACCAGCCGCCGGCGGACGCCCGGTGAACGAATGCCGTAACCGACGATGCGGCCGCCCGATCGACGCGTTCCTGTGCCAGGAATGCGGCGACCAGCTCGTGACCGCGCTCGACCGCGTCGCGTGGCTCGAGGACGAGCTATCAGTCACCGAGCTGCGCCAAGATCGCGTTTCGAGCGGACTGCGCAGCGGCCGGGCACCGCGGTCGCCGCTGCTGTTCGACCCGACCGCGGGCGAACTGCGCGCCGGACTGGTGAACTCGGTGCAGACGTGGGCCCGGCACATCGCCGAAACACGCGGCACGAGAATCCGCGGACCGGCCGAGGAATGGCTCGCCGACAACATCGCCGCGGTGCGCCTCGATGAAGCCGCGGGCGAGCTGTATCGCGACATCACCGAGCGCGTCGCCGCCGGCCTCGCACTGATAAATGCGCAATCCCGCAAGATCTTCCGCGGACCGTGCCCGACGATCATCGGGCAGACACCGGCCGGTGTCGCGATCGAATGCGGCACACCGCTGTACGCGGACGCCGTCGCCGAAATCGCCTACAGCTCGTCGACCGACGACGACCGCCAGACACCGGCCGCATTCGTGACGTGCCCGAAGTGCAACACGCTGCACGACACGGCGCGGCTCGAGGCGCGGCTGCTCGCGCGCAGCGACAACGTCGCATTCGCCGTCGTCGATCTCGTGCGGGTGTTGCGCGAGCTCGGCGAGCCGGTGCTGCGCAACACGATCGACCAATGGATAGCGCGCGGCAAGCTCGCGCCGTCCGCATGGCGCCACGACGGCCGCACCGTCGCCCACAAGCGCGCCGACACCGACAAACCCCTGTACCGCCTCGGCGCCGTCCGCAAATTGCGCGCCGCAGGATCGAGATCGAGAGGAAGAACCACCGCATGACCGAACCGACCGCCAACCAGCCCGTACCGGTACCGAGCACGCTGTTCAACGCCGTCGGATCCGCGCTCTCGCAGGTATTCACCGCGATCGGCAAACCGCGGCCGTATTTCTCCCAGCGGCAGGCCGTGGCAGGGGCGATCTGGGCCGAGATCAACAATTGGCCGATCCCCGAGCCGACCATCGCCGCAGCGTTCGGGCAGAAAGCTCGCCCTGACACCGATGTGCCCGTGATGAGTTTCGACGATTTCCGCAACGTCATCCTGTCGACGACCGACTACATCGCCCGCAACCTGGCCTCACCCGGCGCCGATATCGAGTTCTCCGATGTCGTGCTCGCCGAGTGGTATGCCGACTACGTCAACGGCCACGACCTCTGGATGAGCGGATTCAGCGCCGGGCAGGCGGCAGCCGCCGGCGACGCAGGCGCGCGAAACACGAAAGCGCTCGGCCTGATCGATGCATGGCTGAGCGACGAATCGCCGACCGACGACGAGCGGCAGCGCTCAATATGGCGCGGCATTCGTGAGATTCGATCCGCGCTGAGCCGCTGCGCGCACGTCAAGCTCGACTGCAGTCCGGTCGACGGTGACGTTTGGTATACCAACTGGAAATGCGAGGACTGCGGGCGCGGCATGGTCGTTCTCGCCGGTCTGACCGTCGACGGTGCCCGCAAGGCGCTGGATGGTGAGGAATCGTGAGCGAGCAGCAGGCAGAGACATTCATCATCCAGCCCGGCACGCTCGAATTCGTCGGGCTGTCCGCGTGCTGCGGCAGCAGCGAATACCGGGTGCCGCTGACCATCATCAGCTCGGCCGGCGTCACGACCGGGGACCGATCGCCGAAGTGGTGCACCGGATGCGAACGGTTCGTGTCATGACCGAACGCGCACCATACGACTTTGAGATGCCGACGCTGCAGCCCGGCGATCCCGTCAGCTGGGTCGACCGCCGCGGCGTCATGCATCACGACATCGTCACCGATTACCGCGAGGAGCCGCGCGGATCCGGGAACTACGTGCTCGAAACCGGAGGGCTGCCGTGACGGTCGACCGCGCTGGCGATCTGGAAATCCACCCCGACGGCTCCGCGACCTGGACCGCTCCCGTGCACATCGGCGCCCCCGAGCCGCTGATACCGCCGGCCGTCTGGGATGCGGCCGTGGCCGAGCCGCGCGACATTCTCGACGACATCGACGCCGTGCTCGCCGAGGGCGAGCCCGAAACCGGCTACGATTTCGGCGATCCGACGTTTCCGCGCTGCCCGCGCGGCTGCGGCCGGGAATGGCACGGCATGGCCGTGACGCGCCGTATCGAACACATGCGGTTCCGCGGCACGATGGATCCCGACTATCGGTACGACACCGACGATTCCGAGGTTCTCTGCCCAGCACCGGATTTCATCGGCCCGTTCATGCCGCCGTATTACGCGAGACGGCGAGATATCAATTTCGCGGTGAGCATCGAGGCCGAAGCGCGCCGGCGAACGCGCGCGTTCATCGAGCGAACCTGGGCGCAGATCTGGGAGCTGCTGATGCCTGGCACTGAGCCGGTGCTCGACGCGGCGAGGTGGTTCGATCCGCCGCGCGAGACCGAGCAGCGCGCGCCCGTCGACTGCAGCGCACTGAGATTCGTCGACGCGAGCGAGTTTCGGCCCCGACTGGTGCCGTGGCAACGCGACGTGCTCGCCGCGATCACTTCGCCGTCGACAGTGCGGATACCGCGCGAATACCAATATCCGCGGCGTACGTGGCTTCACCAGCAACTGCAGATCGTTCGAGATCGTCTGCCGCGGCGCGGCGAACAGCCCTCGATCATCATCATCGACGAATGTCTGCCCGACCCGGATCCGATCGCCGAGGCGGCCGAGATGGCGATCCGCGAGCACGACCGCCCGGCCGTCGATCCCGAATCGGCCGCACGAGCCGCACTCGACGCTCGGCCGATCCGCGTAGCGGGTGCGCGGCCGATTCCGCGCGAAATCGACGGATTCCCGTCCGGGCAACCGGCACACGCACGGTTCGGCAGCAATGCGAGCCGCAATCGGAGAGGATCGCATTCGTGACCATCGACGAGTTCATTACGGCACGCTTAGCCGAGGACGAGCAGGCGGTTGCCGGTTCATCCGACCCTGTGCGCGCCACCCGGGAGATCGCAGCCAAGCGCGTCGCAGTCGATTGGTACCTGAATGATGACGAGATGGTCATGGGTGCCACCATTGCGGCGATTGCGGCAATCTGGTCCGACCACCCCGACTATCAGCAGGAGTGGGCACGATGACCGAAACCGGATAACCGCTGGTCCGGCGTGCCGCTGGACAAGATCGCCGACAACTGTCAGACTTTCGTTGTCGAGGGACAACTGTCCCCAGAGCCCGAACCGTCACCCCCTACGGTCCGGGCTCTACTCATATCCGGCACTCGCCGGATGCAGCGCGGTAGAGCAGCTCGGTAGCTCGCTGGGCTCATAATCCAGAGGTCGCGTGTTCGAATCACGCCCGCGCTACGACCATAAGGTCATCAGTCACCACACCCCCGATTCGCCTCGGCGAGCGGGGGTTTCGTCATTCAGGAGTAGTAATCATGGGCCTGCTGTCCACACTCTCTGCCGATGCCGCCGCGGTTCCGTGGGGCACTGTCGCTGTCGATCTCGCCAAGGTCGCGTTTGCCGTTCTGGGCGTCTTCTTCTGATGTCTGTCGTCGATCAGGCTCTCGTCGACATGCGTAACGGCGGCAGAGTTCTGGTAGTCGCACCGACGCAGTCCGCGGCTGTCGCACTGTTCGACAACGCCTCTCGGCGGCTGACCGACGGCGAAACCGGGCACCGCTCGCACAGTCCGCGAATTCGGGGCGCTGGAGAGGGCTGGATTCAATTCCAGTCGTTCTCGGCGGCCGGCCGAGGTCTGACCCTCGATCGCGTCTACGTCGAGCTCAGCGCACTCGTCACCGAGCTTGCGCCTGCCGTCGGTGGCGACCTCGCCAATATCCGCATCAACCCTCTGCACACAGCGGAGGTCTGATCGGAATGTCGCGTCACCGCTTTCTGATTCGCGAATTCGCCGAATTCCTCGAGGGCGGCAACGTCGCGATCAAACACGCTGGCCCGATTCCGATCTGGGCCGGATTCATCATCGAGCAGAACGCTCGCATCATCGAGATTCTGGAGAACCTCACCATGACCGATCAGACGCAGTTTCAGGCCGAATACGCACAGCTCGTGCAGATCAACACCGATGTGAAGTCGATCCTCTCGGACGCGAACACCAAGGTCGCCGATCTGCAGGCACAGGTCGATGCGCTCAAGGCCAAGGCCGGCGACGGCAGCATCACCCCCGACGACCTCAACAACTTCGCCTCTGCGCTCAACGACCTGCAGAGCACCGTCACCTCGGCGCACGCCACCAGCTCGACCGGTCCCAGCACCGGCGCCCCGTCGGCCCCGGTCGACGCGCAGCAGCCGATCGTGGGCGCGCCTGCCGACACCGGCACCACCCAGGCCACCACCGACACCGGTGCGGCCCTGCCCGACCCGAACGCCGGTGCCGCCGCCTCGGTGCCCGCGCAGCAGCCGATCGTGCCCGGTGACACCAGCGCCCCGGCCACCAGTGCCACCACCCCGGCCGATGCGACCGATGGCGGCAAGGTGAGCGGTGCCGACGAGCCCACCACCACTGCCACCACCACGGCCACCGACGGCAGCACCGCAGCCGACGGCACCGGCTACGGGCAGTAGAGCTGCTCGCTCATGCCGGCCACGGCCACGCGGCGCCTCACAACGACGCAGCGTGGCCTCGGTCATGCCCATCGGCAACAGGTCGCGGCACTGCTGCGCCTGCACGAGGACGGCACAGCCTGCTGGTGGTGCGGGCGGCCGATGTTCCGCGACCCCCAGCGCAACCCGGACGGCCGCACGCTGCAGGGCGATCACAGCAAGGCGCGCTCGATGGGCGGCACGATCGCCGATCGGCTGCTGCACGCGAGCTGCAACGAGAGCCGCGGCGACGGCTCGCGCGACGCTCAGCGGCCGGCGGTCACCGGGCAGCCGGTCGAAAACCGCAGGTCAGACGAGGATCGGGCGCGCTGGTGCCTGATGGGGTGGTGACCGTGTCCGGATTCTGCGGCCGGTCGTGGGGACTCTCGCACCCGGCGGACCGGGCGAATCGGACATCTCGGGCGGGATTTCCGCGAAAAATCCAGACCCCCCCGGCTAGTGACCCCTTCACTACGTCCCCCTTTTTTTACAGGGGGCGAAAAAAATCGGCGGGGCATGGCTGAGAACCTCGGTGAAATCGGCCGTAAGGTGCGGGAATCGCTCGAAACCGACGCTGATCCGTACGAAATCACCGTGATGATCAACGAAGCGGCTCGGGTGGGGGACCGCTTGGAGCAGATCGACAGCATTCTGTCCGGTGACGGCCGAATCTGGGCGAGAATCACGAACGGGCGCGAGGGTGACCTCGAAATCCGTATCGACAGCGTACTCGCCGAGGCGCGCCAGCAGGCGGCGACCTACCGCCAGCTCGTGACGACCATTCATCGCCTGCGCAACGCTGCTGCGCTCGATCCCGACGAACTGGACGGGCTTGCTGACCTCGGCTGAGCTCGCCGAGCTGTTCCCGGACCCGGATCCGGCGGTTTTCCCGACGTTGACCGGTCGCCAGATGCCCGAGCACGTCTCCGGTTTCCCGGGCGACGACCACCACGGTTTCGACGCGATCAAACTCGCCGGCCGGATCGCGATTCCGCCCATCATGCCGTGGCAGCGCGGCAATCTCCGGTGCCTGCTGCGCCGTGACGCAAACGGCATGTGGACCCATCCCGACGCCGTGCTGATTGTGCCGCGCCAGAACGGGAAATCGGAGATCCTGCTGCTGCGCTGCCTGTATGGGCTGGCGGTCCTCGGCGAGAAAATCCTCTACACCGTGCAGCGCTGGGACACCGGCAAGGACCTGCACGAGCGGCTCGCGACGATGATCGCCTCGCGCTCATGGCTGCGCAAGCGGCTCAAGAAGCAACCGACACTCTCGCAGGGCCGCGGAACGATCGAGTTCACCAACGGCGCGAAGATGGTCACTTCTACGCGCTCGGCCGACATGGGCCGCGGTCTGACCCGGATCGATCTGCTGATCTACGACGAGGCGTACAACCTGGACGAGTCCGCCTCGGCCGCGGTCGACTGGGCACAGATGGCGGCCGCGGACCCGCAGACGATCTACACATCGAGCGCGGTCAACGCATTCCAGCACTCCAAAGGGTTCGTGCTGACCGATATGCGCAACGAAGGCCTGCGCGGGGCCGACCGGCTGTATTTCGCCGAATACATGGCACCGGCCGGGATGCACTGGCGCAGCCTGCCGACGTGGCAATACGCGAATCCGTCCTGGGGTGTGATCGCGAACGAGGCCAAGATTCAGAAGCCGCTGCGTAAGGCGACCACCAAGGCCGGTATCGCATCGTTCGGTGTCGAGGCGCTCGGCCGCGGCATCTGGCCGGTGCGCGACGAGGACAAACCGGCGCTCATTTCCGCCGATGTGTGGAAGACGAACAAGAATCCGGGCGCGACGCTGATCGGTCCGCGGGCGATGGCCGTCGACATGACGCCGGACCGCAAGACGGTCGCGATCACCGCCTCGCAGTGGACGAGCGAGGGCCGCATTCACATCGATCTCGGCTACCACGGCCCCTACTCGGCGCAGACCGTGCCCTACATCGTCGGCAAGGTGTTGCGGCTCGATCCGTGCGTGCTGGTGATGGACGACCAGAGCCCGGCCGCGTCGATGATCGGCGATCTCGAGGCCGCCGGGCTGACGGTCTACTCGACCAATACCGGCGAGCTCGCGAAGTCGACCGGTGATTTCTATGACCGCGCGCTCGGCGCGCTGCTCAACCACACCGGCGACCCCGATATCGCCGACGCCGTCGAGGGTGCGGTGAAGCGCGATCTACCGGGCGGCGGCTGGGCGTGGGACCGCAAGCGCGCACAGGACGACATTTCTCCGCTCGTGGCCGGCTCGCTGTCGACGTGGGGCCTGGTGAAGTTCGGCGCACAGACCGCGCCGGTGCAGAAGCTCGTGCACCGCCCGCTTGCACCGGCCGCGGTCATGGCGCCGGTGTCGTCGCGGTTCGGCGGCCGCGGGCTCGATCTGGCGGCGGCAGGATTCTGATGGTCGATTCACCGAGGACACCGCCGAAGACGTCGCCGGTGCGCGCGACCGGGATGCGGCCGGCTACCCGCGAGATCGGCTATGCGACCAGCTACGCCGGCGATATCTGGCTGTCGGACACCGAGACCAACCCCGAGCTGCGCTGGCCGCGCTCGGTGTGGGTCTACGACCAGATGTTGCGCCAGGACGCGCAGATTGCCTCGGTGCATCGGGCGATCACGCTGCCGGTCCGGCGCACCGAATGGCGCATCGACCCGAACGGCGCGCCCGATGAGGTGGTCGAATTCGTCGCCGGCGACCTGCATCTGCCGATCGTCGGCGCCGATGACGAGTCCGAGCGTCCGAAACCGCGGATCCGTAACGGTTTCTCGTGGTCAGAGCATCTGATGTTGGCGCTGTTGTGCCTGCCGTTCGGGCACTCGTTTTTCGAGCAGACGTATCAGCTCGACGATCAGGGGTTCGCACATCTGGCGAAGCTGGGCCCACGGCTGCCGCGCTCGATCGCGAACGTTGTGGTCGCGCCGTCCGGTGATCTGGTGAGTATCGCGCAGTACGCGATGGGAACGATGCCGGGCCTGTATCAGGCGCAGATGATCGGGCCCGGCGCGAACGGCGGCACACCGATCCCGGCGCGCCGCATCGTGCCGTACGTGCTGGACCGCGAGGGCGGCGATTGGCTCGGCAAATCGGTACTGCGGCCGGTCTATAAGAACTGGCTGATCAAAGACGAGATGCTGCGCGTGCAGGCCGCCACGGTCCGCCGTAACGGCATGGGTGTGCCGATCTACTACGGCGGTCCGCTCGACCAGCAGGACGACCTCGAGCAGGGCCTGCGCATGGCGAACGACTACCAGGCCGGCGACTACAACGGCGCCGCGCTGCCGAACGGCGCCAAACTGCGCCTGCAGGGTGTCGAGGGCGCGCTGCCGGACGCCGATCCGGTCATCCGCTACCACGATGAACAGATCGCGAGGAGTCTGCTCGCGCACTTCCTCAATCTCGGTACCCAAACGGGAAGTTGGGCGCTCGGAAGCACTTTCGCCGATTTCTTCGTGATGAGCCTGCAGACGACCGGGCAGCTCGTCGCCGATACGGGCACCGCCTACATCGTCGAGCGGCTCGTCGACCTGAATTTCGGCCCAGATGTGCCCGCGCCTCGCATCGTTTTCGACGAGATCGGCAGCCGCCAGGACGCGACCGCGCTCGCCATTCAGCAACTCATCTCGGTCGGCGCGCTCGTGCCGGACCGTCGCACCGAGCAGGCGATTCGCGAATCGATGGGCCTGCCGGCGAAAGAGCCGGGCGCGGCCGATCCGGGGGAGACCGCGCAGCCGCAGCAGGGCGCGCCGGTCGACGGCGACGGCAGCGATCCCAACGAACCGCAGGAGCCGGACCAATGAGCGATTTGGCCTGCACGCGGCCGACGGCGAAGTATCCCGACGGCCGTACCGGGCTGCGCGCTGGATATCTGGCGCACTGGAAGGCCAAGGAAGAACCCTGCGCCCCGTGCCGCGAGGCGCATACGGCTCACGGTCGTGATCGCTGGGCCAACCTCACGCCCGACCAGAAGGCTGACCGGCGCGAGAAGAATCGCGCGGAAGCGGAACGCTTTCGAGCCAACAGCCCGGAGCTCGTCGAGGCGAACAGCCGACGCTACCGGGATATCAACCGCTCGATCATCCGTGAGGCGAAGTCGAAGCCCTGCGCCGACTGCGGGGTGTCCTACCCGTATTACGTCATGCAGTTCGACCATCTCGGCGACAAGAAATTCAATATCGGCGCCATCGGTCCGACCGCAAGCCGGAAACGGCTGCTCGCCGAGATCGCCAAATGCGATGTGGTGTGCGCCAACTGCCACGCCGAACGCAGCTACCAGCGAATGCAATCCGGAGAGGCGTGCGCATGAACCGCGATCACTTTTTCGAGCACATGCGTACGCCACGGAACAGCGGCAAGCGCGATTGGTACACCATACGCAACGCGGTAGACGGCGACGCGGCGACGGCGCGAATCGACCTGTACGACGAGATCGATCCATTCTGGGGCGTGTCGGCGGCCGATTTCGTCGCCGATCTGCGCGCGCTCGACGCCGAAACCATTCAGCTGCACATCAATTCGCCGGGCGGATCGGTATACGACGGCATCGCGATCATGAACGCGCTGCGCCAGCACGATGCCCGCGTGGTCGCCACGATCGACGGACTGGCCGCGTCAGCAGCCGGATTCATCGCCGTTGGCGGCTCGGATGAGCTGATCATGGCCGAGAACAGCGAATTCATGGCGCATGAGGCGTGGGGAATCGCGATCGGGAATGCGGCCGACATGACGAAGATGGCCGGTGACCTCGATCGTCTCTCGTCGAATATCGCATCCATCTACGCCGCCAAGGCGGGCGGCACTGTCGACGACTGGCGGGCTGTCATGGAGGCAGAGACCTGGTACACCGCCGAGGAGGCGGTAGAAGCCGGTCTAGCCGATCGTGTCGCCGAGCCCGCCAAGAAATCGGCAGCGAAAGCGTCATTCGACCTCGCAATTTTCAACTACGCCGGCCGTCGCGCGGCTCCCGCGCCGCGGCTGCATCAATCCCCCTCTGCCCGAGTCCGCGCGGAGGTCACACCAGGAAAGGAGGGCGCTATGCCCGACTTGATCGAGGGCCTGCGCGGAGTGCTGGGCCTACCCGAAGACGCCGACGAGGCGACCGTGCTCGCCGCGGTCACCGAGCGCGTCGACAGCGCCGGTGCCGCGACCGGCGAGACCACGCCCGGCGAGCCGGCCGAGCCGACGCTGCAGCAAATCACAGCCTCGGCGAAGCGGCTGAATCTGACGCTGGTCGACAAAGACCAGTACGACGCGGTCGTCGCCCAGGCGGAGCAGGGCGCGAAGGCCTTCGCGAAGATGCAGAAGCAGCATCACGAAAAGGTGCTCAACGAGGCACTGCGGACCGGGCGAATCGCCAAGGCGCAGCGCGACGCCTACGCCGCGCAACTCGAGCGTGATGCGAAGAAGGGTTTGGACGACACCGAGAAGTTCCTGATGGCGCTGCCCAAGAACACGGTCGTCCCGGTCGAGGAGCTCGGCCACGCGGGCGAGCCCGACGCGCCCGATATCGATGCCGAGTACCAGGCGACGTTTGCCCAGATCACGGGCGTTCCCTACAACAAGAAGGCGTGACCAATGAGCGGCGATTACTTGCCCCTGTTCGATCCCGGTGACCAGATTCCGATGGTCACCGGCGCACCGGTGACGGCGGGCCAGGTGCTCTACGTCTCGGCCGACAACACGGTGTCTGCGACGGCGACGGCCGTGGTGCCGATCGGCATCGCCGGCCAGGACGACCCGGTCGGCGGCGCAACGATCATGGTGAAGCGGCGCGGCGTGTGGGTGCTCGCGGCATCCGGCGCGATTGCCGCTGGCGCGCTGGTGATTCCGGCTGCCGCTGGCGCGGTCGCGACGATCGCCAGCGACACCAATTACGGCCACGTCGTCGGTTCTGCGTTGGCGGCGGCGGCGAACAACAAGGTCACCGTCGCTCTGCGGCTGGCGTGAGGTAGGTATTCCAATGGCTAACAACGCATTTCCCCCGGGGTGGCCGTCGCTTTCCGGCGATGTGCTGTCGATCAACCGGTTTCTCAAAGATCCGCTGTGGGTGCTGCGCGCGTTGCGCACCATCGGCGATCAGATGTTCATCTCCAAGCGCGTTCTCACCGGGCAGTTCTACACCGAGTCCGGATCGATCGCCTACGAGCAGAACGAGAGCATCTATGCCGATGGCACGCCGCGGGCGATCCCGCCCGGCGGTGAGTACCCGGTCACCACGACCGGCACCGGACCGGCGAGCCTGGCGAACGTCATCAAGTGGGGCCAGGACACCGAATTCACCTGGGAGTCGATTTCGCGCCAGAAGTACGACGTGGTGCGCCGCGGACTGCTGAAACTGGTGAATTCGCATATCCAGCAGATCGATTCTGTCGCGCTGTCGGCGGTGGCCTCTGCGGTCACACAGACCGCGGCCGCGATTGCACCATGGGACGGCAGCGGCACCACGCCGCAGATTCTGCGCGATCTGATGAGGGCGTATGCCACCATCATCGACCTGAAACAGGGCTACATGCCCGACGTCGTCCTGCTGGAGCCGATCGTGTTCGCGAACACGGTGTCGGATCCGTCGCTGATGAATCTGCTGCCGCGTGAGGTGCCCGGGGTGTCCTCGGCGCCGGTGAATGGTGGCTGGGAATCGCCGTACATGAGGAAGATCGGCGGTTTCACGTTCATCACGTCGCCGAACCTTCCGACGCTGGGCCGGGTGACTCTGCTGGATTCCAGCGTGTTCGGCGGTTTCGCCGACGAGCGTCTCAATGACCCGGGCTATGTCGGCAGCACCGACGAGGGCGCCGACGGCATTCAGGTGAAGACGTTCCCGGAGGACAAGACCGACAGCATCCGGGTCCGCGCTCGCCGGATCACTACGCCGCTGGTGCTGGAACCGGCTGCGGCGGTGGCGATCACGGGGGTGAAGGGCGCGTGAGGTATCGAGTACTGGCGAACCTGGTGATCGCGAACGATTCGGCCGGTCGCGCGCACCACGTCTACAAGGACGGCATCATCACCGACCTTGCGGCGAAACAGCGTCCGCATCTGCTCGACATGGGGATGATCGAGGAGATTCCGGACGCAACCCCGCCGGGTGTTGTGGGACCGGACGACGAGGACGACCAGGGCGACGCCCCGGCCATCGTCGCGCAGCCGGTCACCGTACCGCAGACCACCGACAACGCTGGTTCTACTCCCGTAGTAAGTCAGCAAGTCGGCGACAACCCTGAATCGAATTCGGGGCAGTCCGAGGTGCCGGCGCGGCCGCCGCAGATCGCCAAGAAAGAGGTGTGGCTCGACTGGGCGGTGAAGGCGCAGAAGGTCACCCCGGAGCAGGCCGAGAGCATGACTCTCGAGCAGCTCAAGGCGCTGGACTGAGCCGAGGGGGTGCGCTGAGATGACGACACCGGACGTGCCTACGTTCGCGCAGGTCACCGACGTTACGTCAACCTGGCGCACCCTCAGCGACGCGCAGATCGCCTACGCCAATCTGTTGCTACAGGCGGCCGCGCTGTGGATCCGCAACCGGCTGCCGAACATCGAATCGGACTCGCCGGCGGCGAAAATCGTATCGATCGAGGTGGTGCGCGCCGCGCTGCAGCGCGACCAGCTCGACGGTGTGCCGTCCGGCAAGAAGACGCGTGGCAGCCGGTCGGACGAGTGGACGAACGTCCGCACGGCCACCATTCAGGAGCTCGCGCAGACGCTCGTGTTCTCGCAGTATCACTATCAATTGCTCGGCATCCGGCAGCCGTCCGGGCCGAGATACGGGATGGGCAGTGGGTTGCGCGGACCGGACCCGATACGGCTGCGCGGCTACGACGGCATGACCGGTTGGGGCTGGGGCTGAGTGGTTTTCGAGCTCGGCAACCACACGCTCATCTTGCATCGGCGTGTGCCCGTGCTGGACGGCAACGGTAACCCGACGTTCGACGCCTACGGCCGCCGCGTGGTCACCAATCAGGACGTGCCCGTATCCGGGTGTGACTGGGAGGTCACCGAGGCGATCGAGAACGAATCGAACGTGACGGTCGTACGGCTGGACGGGCGCGGCATGCTGCCGCCCGGCACGCCGGCCGACTACACGGACGCGGTCACCGATCCGACCGGCCGCAAATTCGAGCTGCACGGGCCACCGCGCCCGGTGCTCGACATCGGCAGCGACACCGTCGATCACCTCGAGATCGCCGGTCGCTCGTCGCTGGACAGCAGCAATACCGACAGTCGAGAGGAGGGCTGAGCGATGGAAATCATGGGCGTAATCGCTGAGCTCACCAAGCTATCGGCGGCCGCCGGCGCATCGCCGCAGGCGCGCGCCGAGTGCGAGCGGCTCGCGAAAAAGGGCGAGCAGTACGCGAAAACGATCGCGCCGGTGAACAAGACGGGCAGGCCGCACCGGCTGCCGAGCGGATACGTCGACAATCCCGGCGATTACCGCGACAGCATTCGTGGTGAAACCCTGTTCAAGAATGGCAAATGGCGCGGCCGCGTCGGTGCCTACGACTACAAATCGCATTGGATCGAGTACGGCACGTCGAAAATGCCGAAACAGTCGATCATGCGACGCACCGCCGGGCATTTGCGAGGCAGCAGCTCGTGAGACCCGAGGGTCGGCATTTCGCCAACCTGCGGACCCTGTTGCGGACGTACTTGCTGACCTTGGACGGAATCGGCGGCGCCGGAACGAAATTGGAGATGCTGTTTCCATTCGTGCTGATCACCGTCATTCCGTCCGGTGGTGACAACTATCTGTGGTCGCGGCAGACCGTCGATATCGAGGTGTTTCACAGCGACTACGCGGCCGGTGCCGACTTCACGCGCCACGTGCACGACCACATGATGCGGCTGCGGCACACCTACGTCGACGGCGTCCCCATCTCGGATGTCGTGAATATCAACAACTTCGGTGACCTCGATTACCAGGACGACACAGTTCATCGGTGGATCGCCGAATACGAAATCGAGTCATCCGTCGATTCGGCGACCCTGTAAGGAGATTGGAAAATGACCGGCACTACTTGGGATACCCTGTTCGGCGGGGACGTTGGCAACATTTTCAAGGGGCAGTTCGGTTTCTGCCTCGGTCGTGATTACGACGCGAACAAGCCGCTGACGAACTTCACCCCGTTCGATGCCGATGGCAACTGGTCGAACACGCTGCTCACCACCGACGGTTTCGTCGGCCTCGGCTATTTCGACGAGAACGGTCTCGAATTCACGCCGACGCTGACCACCTCGGATACCAAGGCGTGGCAGTCGCGGCAGAAGTTGCTCACCGACTTCACCGCGGACGAGGAAGCGGCGATGTTCACCGCGATCGAGCGCACCCCGTACATCGAGGCTCTCGAGTCCAACATTCCGTTTGCGGCGATGTCGAAGATGGGCACGATCGGCTACCAGTACACGAAGCCGGTGAACACGTTCCCGGTGCATCGTCAGCTCATTTTCGGCTCGATCTACATGTCGCCGCAGGGACTTTCGGCCTGGGCGCGCATTTACTCCGATGCGATCATGGCGAAGCCCGACAAGCTCGTCATGCAGGCGAAGACCGAAACGCAGGGCAAGCTGACGTTCGACGCGATGCTCGACTCGGTGAGCGGTTTCGCTGTGCGGACGCTGCGCGAGGGCCCGGGCTGGCGTGCGCGCGGCGGCACCACCGCGACCCCGGGTACGCCGGTCGCGACCGCGGGCTCGGCTGGCACTGCGTCGCTGGCATTCACGGCGCCGACGTCGGCCAACGGGCCGTTCACGTATCAGGTCTACGTGGACGCGACCCCGACTCCGGTCTCGGCGGGCAATGTCACCGTCGGCGGCACGTCCACCAACCCGGTGCTGACCGTGTCGTCGGTCGCGAGCGGATCGCACACCTTCAAGGTGCAGGCGGTCGGCTCGAACGGCTCGGCGTCGAACCAGACCCCGGCGTCGAACTCGGTGACCATCTCGTAATCCCTCCGAACTCCGGCGCGCTGCCTCGGTGGCTGGGCGGCGCGCCGGGGACCAGCCACCACGGCCACCGAGGAGGTAACGGATATGTCCGAACCGATTTCCACCCCCACCGCCGGCGTGGTGCCGCCCGCGCTCGCCGCGGTGCCTGGCACCGTTCCGAGCCCGTCGGCCCCGCCGCCCCCGCCGGATCCGGTCGAGCTGGGCGACACCATCCGCAACATGGTGCGGTTTCGCGAGCAGGGGCTCGAGGGGCTCGGCGCCGCGGCCGGCATCAAGTTCCAGCCGGGCGGCCCGGGCACCGAAGTGTTCACCATCCCGCATCCGCTGCTCATGTCGGACGAGCAGAACGAGGAGCTCGCGAAACCCCAAGGATTCCTGGGCATCGCGAAACTCATTCTCAACTCCGAAGCGGATCCGCATGTGTACGAGCGGTTCCGGGCGGCCGGCGGACAGGCCGGCGACGTGATGATCGCCTGGCGGACGCTGTCGAACGGTCTGGACGTCCCAAAATCGGAGTAGCAGTCGCGATGCTGCGGGCGGCCCCGTGGCAGATCGAGGCCGACCTGCAGCGGTTCTATGGGCGCCGGATCGGTGAGTTCTGGCGCACCGTATCGCCGCGGCAGACGGGTGAGATGACGCCGCGTGAGCTCGTCGCGCTCGTCAAGGAGCTGCCCGACGACAGCCGGTATAAGCGCGTGGCACATACGGCGTGGTCACTGCAGGAACGGCTCGCCGCGAAGATCGTCAACGCCGTGCAGTCGTCTCGCGCTGAGTATCTGCACGTCAACGGCGGCGAGCTGCGATGGACGCCGGTCGAGCCCCCTGAGCTGCCGCACGAGCGCAAGGCGCGCGAGGCTGCCGAGGCCGAAAAGCAGCATCAGAACGTCCTCGGCCCCAAGGTGTTCGAGGCGATGCTGCGCGGTGAGCTGAAAATGTCCGACATCGATCCGTCGCGGCCGATCGAGGAAGCTCTGCAAGGGGTCGCGTAATGGCTGCCGTCTATTTCGACATCGTCTCTCGAATCGTCGGAATGGAGGCGGCCGCCGCCGAGGTAGTCGGCAAGTCCGTCAAGGCGGGCGAGCAGGCCGGTACCGGTTTCGCCGACGCCTTCAAACAGAAGGTGCTCGGCGAATCGGCCGGCATGTCGGCGCAGATGACGGCGCAAGTCAATTCGGCGACGGCAGCACTCGAATCGGCCTCGGCCCGGACCGTGAAAGCACGGCAGGCCGAGGCTGATGCCGCGGGCAGGGTGCGCATCGCCGAGTCGGCGATGAACGACGCGCGGCAGAAGTACGCGGCCGACTCGACGAAATACATCAAGGCCGAGGAGAACCTCGAGACCGCGAAGCGGAAACAGATCGCCGCATCGGGCGATGTGGTGGCCGCGCTCGCCGCCGAGGGCAAGGCGCAGGAATCGCTCACCGCGAAGCACGACGCGGCGGCTGCGTCCGCCGGCACGATGGGCATGGCGATGAAGGGCGCTGCGGTGACCGGTGTCGCCGCGGTCGGTGTCGCGATGGCCGAGTCGGTGAAGGCCGCCGCCGATTTTCAGGAAACGCAGACGCGGCTCGTCACTACCGCAGGTGAGTCCAAGGACGCGCTAGCCGGGGTATCGCAAGGGCTGCTGCAGATGGCCGGCGAGACCGGTTACTCGGCGCAAGAGCTGTCCAAGGCGATGTACACGGTCGAGTCGGCGACGTTCCACGGCGCCGACGCGCTCACCGTGATGAAGGCGGCCGCGCAGGGCGCCGCGCAGGAAGGTGCGCCGCTTCACGACGTCGTCGATGCGTTGACGACGTCACTCAAGGACTTCCAGCTCCCGGCGAGCGAGGCCTCGAATCAGGTGTCGCAGATGGTCGCCGCCGTCTCGCATGGCAAAACGACGTTCGGCGAATTCTCGGCGTCGATCGGATCCGTCGAGGAAGCTGCGCACCAATCGCACATCCCGATGTCGGATCTGTATGCCGATCTCGCCACGATGACGCTGCACGGCATCACCGCCGACCGCGCGACGCAGAACCTCAACCGGGCGATCACGACGCTACAGAAACCGAGCTCGGACATGACCACCGGGCTCGCGAACATCGGCATCAACGCAGCCGACTTGGCGGACAAGCTCTCGAACAAGGGTCTATCGGGCACGTTCGAGGACATCTCAGTCGCGATCATGCAGCACATGGGACCGGCCGGCCGCGTCATGATCGACACGTTCAACCAGAGCAAGACGGCCGCCGAAGACGTCGCGAAGGCATATGCCGGCCTGCCGGACAAGCTCAAGACCATCGCCGACGCGGTGAAGCGCGGCGACATCAAGCCGACCGTCGGCGCGCTCGAGGGCCAGGGCCTGAATCTGGACGAGGCGCACATCGTTGCGCAATACGCGCAGATGGAGGCCAAGGCTACCGGCCTGAATTCGACCCTCACCTCGCTGAAGAATTCGGACAAGACCTATCAGCAGATGCTCATTCAGGCGACCGGCAACCAGGAGACGGCGCGTGTCGCGGCGAACCTGGTCGGCGGCGATGAGGGCGACACCGGCGGATCGGCGGGCGGCAATTTCGCTGATGTGCAGGCTGCGCGCGCCGATATCGAGGCTGCGCACTCCGAGGGGCCCGCCGGAGATGTGAAGGGCTGGGCCGAGGTTCAGTCGAATTTCAATCAGAAGTTGAAAGAGACCAAGGCGCAGGTCGGTGCGTGGGCGATCGAGATGGGCGATCATCTACTACCGGCTGCGACCAAGGTGCTCGAGGGTGTGCAGCATCTCGTGCAGTGGACCGAGCAGCACCGCGCCGGCATCGCGAACCTCGCCCGCGAAATCGGCAGCGACGCAATGCCGGTGCTCAACGGGCTCGGTCACGCCCTGGGCGACGTCACGCATTGGCTCATGGACGGCGCGCACTGGCTACAGGAGCACAAGACACTCACCAGCGATCTCGTGCACGCGATCGTATGGGCCGGTGAGGCATGGCTCGGCTGGAAAGCGGCGACCGCGACATTCTCTCTGGTCAAGGGTGGAGTCGAGGGCATCACCGGCGCGATCGGTGGCGTGAAGTCGGCAGCGTCGACGGTCGGCTCGGCCTGGACGTCGCTGAGCTCTGGCGCGTCGACTGCGGCATCGGCGGCGCAGGACTGGTGGAACTGGACCGGCAAATTCAAGGCGCAGGCGATCGGCGATTTCGTCGCGACCAAGGTATCGGCGGCATCGGAAGCGGCGCAGGCGGCCGGCGCATGGGTGATGCAGGGTCTGCGCGCTGGCGGCGCGTGGGTGGCGATGAAGGCGCAGGCGGCTGCGCAGTTCGCTGCGACCACGGCCAGCGCGACCGCCGAGGCGGCGACGACCGCCGGTAGCTGGGTAGCCGCGCAGGTGACGACCGGCGCGGGCTGGGTCGGCATGCAGACCAAGGCGATTGCGGCATTCGTCGCGACCAAGGTGAGCGCCGGTGTGAACGCGCTCGAAACCGCCGGGCTGTGGGTCGCGCAGAACGCGCGGGTGATCGCATCGTTCGTCGCGGTCGAGGGCGCGGCAATCGCGACCGGCGTCGCGCAGAAGGGCATGGCCGCGGCGACGTGGCTGGTGAACGCCGCGATGGACGCCAACCCGATCGGGCTGGTGATCGCCGGTCTGACCGCGCTCGTCGCGGGAGTCGTCTACGCCTACAACCATTTCGAATGGTTCCGCGACGGCGTGAATGCGGTGTGGCATTTCATCTGGGACGACGTCATTCACCCGATCGTCGATTTCATCGTCGACTACTACAAAGCCTGGTTCGACATCGGCGTCTGGCTCTACGACCACGGCGTGAAACCGATGATGGACAACATCGGCGCGGCGTGGCACTGGATTCACGAGAAAGTCATTCAGCCGATCGTCGATCTGATCAAGGCCGAAATTCGCGGGTGGGGCGAGATCTACCAGTGGCTACACGATTCGGTCATCAAGCCTGTCGGTGACAAGATCGGCGACGCGCTCGGCCTGGTCCGCACCGGTTTCTCGAATACGGTGCAGTGGATCGGCGATCAGTGGGGGAAGGTCGAGAAGATCGTCGGCACACCGGCGGTCGCGATCATCGATCTCGTCTACAACAACGGCATTGTTTCCTTGTGGAACGGCATTGCCGACGTGTTCCACCTGGGCAAGCTCGACAAGGTCGACACCAGCAAGATTCCGCACTACGCGACCGGTGGCGTGCACGGTGTGATGTCCGGCTGGTCGCCCGGGCGTGACGATCGCATGATCGCCGTCGGGGGCGGCGAGGCGATCATGCGCCCGGAGTGGACCGCGGCCGTCGGATCCGGGTATGTGCACGCGGCCAACGCCGCGGCGATGCACGGCGGCATCCGGGGTGTGCAGAACTTCATTGCCGCAGGCGGTGCGCATTTCGATACCGGCGGAATTTTCGGCGACATCGTCGACGCCGGTAAGTCGCTGGTGAGCGACGTTGTCGACGTCGCGAAATTCAGCGCCAAGCTCGCGACCGATCCGGCCGGCGCGGTGCGCGATCTGTTCAAACCGGTGCTGGACCAGGCGGCGCAGACGCCGGACGGTGGCAGCGATCAGGGCATGTCGCAGTGGCGCGACATGCTGATCGGGCTGCCCGGTCATTTCGTCGACGCTGTGATCGACAAGGCCGTCTCACTGGGCAAGTCGCTGATCGGCATGAGCGGCGGCAACGAACCGTGGGTGTCGGGCGCTGGCGCCGAGCAGTGGGCACCGGTGATCATTCAGGCGCTGCAGCTCGAGGGATTCCCGACCACGCCGGAATACGTGAACGCCACCGAGGCGCAGATCATGACCGAGTCGGGCGGCAACCCGAACATTCGGCAGCAGGTCATCGACGTCAACAGCGGCGGCAATGAGGCTGAGGGCCTGGTGCAGGTGACGCCGAGAACCGCGGCGTGGCTCGGCCTCGCCGAGCTCGGCGGCAACATTCACGATCCGCTGACCAACCTGCGGCTCGGCATGCGCGAGCTGAAAGCGCAGCACGGCGGCGATCTGCTCGGCACCTGGGGACACGGCCACGGCTACGCCGAGGGCGGCATCGTGCCGGGCGCGGCCGGCGTCACCACCACGCAGAAACCGGCGAGCGGACCCGAGCAGGCGCTCGCGCAGATTCGTGAGCACCAGTCGACGATGTACGCCTGGGGCGGTGCCGATCTCGCGACCGGCGTCGACTGCACCGGCCTCATCGGCGACGCGATTCAGATCGCGCAGGGTGTCGCGAATCCGACCGGCCGCCTCGGCGATACGACGTCGCTGCTGGCCGGGCAGTGGCCGCACGTGCTGTCCGGCGCGAGCAGCTCGGACATCTTCACCATCGGCGCGAACGCGACGCACGCCGCGGCGAACATCCTGGGCACCAACATCGAGGCGCGCCAGACCGGCGAGCGGATCCGCATCGGCACCGACGCGGTATCGCCGTTCGATTCGCAGTTCACGGCACAGTTTCACGTTGACCCGTCGGTATTCAATCCGCCCTACATCGCCGCGGCGACCGGCACGGGCAGCAAGTCGAAGAAGACGCCGGCCGAGAAAGCGAAGGCGCTGCGCGATTCCGAGCAGAAGCAACTCGACGCCGCGAAGAAATCCGACGAGTCAGCGGCCAAGCACGACCAGGCGGTGAACGACTACCACGCGAAAGCCGCTCACGCGCAGGAGCTCGCCGACAAATCGCAGGGCAAAGCCCGCGACCGGCATCTCGCCGCGGTCAAGGACTACAACGACAAGGCCGACGCCGCGAAGGCGGCCGCGGACAAGGCGCGCCAGCAGGCCGAGGAGCACCGCAAGAAAGCGGCCGACTACGAGCAGAAGGCGAAAACCGCCGAGTCGCAGCCGGATACGTCGACCAGTACCGGCACGTCGAGCAGCGGCAGCGGCACGGGAACGACCGGCACCGGCACCGAGTCGGGCGGTCTGCTGACATTCGAGCAGCTCGGCGAACGCGCCGGCGGTATCGCCGCGAATGCGTTCATCGAAACGTTCGGCCTCGGCGACACATTGCTCGCCGACCCGAACAAATCGCCACTGCTCAAGGCGGCCGGTCAGCTCGGGAACCTGAAAATCCAAGGTCAGCCGGTATTCATCAACCCGCTACAGCATCTCAACTCGGGCCCGGCGAAGGCCTTGCCGCTCGTGCAGGCCGCGCCGCAGGCGCAGGCGATCCCGGAACAGCTCAAGATCGTCGACCCGGACGACATGTCCGACGATCTCGACCCGACGCACGATCTCGGTGGACTGCTGCCGCCCGGGCTGTCCATCGTGAACAACAAGCTCGGGCACGGCGAGGTCACCGTGCTGCCGCACGAGAAGCTCGGCCCGGCCGAGCAGCCGGTCGGCGCCGGTGTCGGCTCGTCGCCGAGCCGTTCGGGCCCGCTGCTGCACATCGAGAACTGGCACGCGGGCGGCAACGGCGGCACGTCCGACGCTCGCGCCATCGCCCGCGAATTCGCTGTGTATGAAGGGGCGTTGCCGCGATGACGCTGATCACGCCGAGCAACCCACCGACACAGCTCGCGTTGCAACGGCTGCTGTCCGGGCTCGACTCGGTGATCACCTGGGTAGACATCAACGGCAACACCGAGCCGCTCTCGGGCGGTCTCGCGCCGACCGAGATGGGCGGCTACGGCGAGGGCCTGCAGCTCGTCGATATCAAGGGCCTGGGCGCACCGTTCAAGCACATCGATCAGCAGGGCGCGCACCAGGACGGCGCGACATGGCTCGACGCCCCGTATGACCCGATCGAAATCGACATGACACTCGTCGCTTTCGGCCGCGACCAGATCGCGCGGCGGCGCGTGTTCCGGCGCTGGATGGACGGCTGGGACGCGAAACGCACCGGCCGGTTGTGGTGGTTCACCGCCGAGCTCGGGCACTGGTGGATCGATCTGCGGCTACTGCAGGAGATGCGCGACACCCTCGCGGCCGGTGATGCGCGCAGCGTGAAATTTGCGTGGGCGGCGCGCGGCGATTTCCCGTTCTGGTCGTCGTACGACTCGATCAGCACCAAGCTCGTCGCGTCGAATGCGACCACGCTCGCCGATCCGGCCGGCAACGCCGCGCCGAACTTCATGCAGGTGAGCAACCGGGGCGACCAGGACAGTTGGACGATCATCCTCTGTCACGGCCCGGGCACGTTCACCATCGGCGACAACGGCGGACCGAGGCGAATCACGCTGCCGCTCAACGCCGGCGAGCTGGCCCGGATCGAGACGCTGCCGAACCGCCGCACCGTCGTCGAGGTCAACACCGGCGCCAACATCTATCCGCGGCTCGTCGGCCGATTCTCGACCCCGATCGCCGCCGGTGCGACCGTGCGCATTCCGATCACCGTGACCGGCGCGCAGGCCGGTGTCACCTCGGCCGTCGCGTCGCTGACCCCTTTGCGGAAGTGGCCTGAGTGACGCTGGTGCCGATCGATCTGGCGAACACGCCGGATTATCAGGCATTCGAGCAGGCCGCCGCACGCGCAGCCGAGCAGACACAGCCGAACGGGCAACGGCAGTTCATCGTCACGTTCTACAACAAATGGGGTTACCCGCTCGGCGAGTGCGGCGATTACGTCTCGGTCACCTTCACCCCGAAACGCAACGCCATATCGGCGGCGACGATCGTGCTCAAGGATTCCGATCCGTTCGTCGACGTCGCGTTCAAGGCACGGAAAGAGGTTGTGCCCTGCACGATCGAGCTCGAATCGGGCTGGCGCTGGTCCGGCCATGTCGACATCCCGACCGACGACTATGTCGCCGGCGTCGGCACTACGACAATCCAGCTCAAAGGCGATTACGACTGGTTTCACGCGCTGCTCGTTTTCCCGGCCTGGTGGATGCCGATCGAGGCGCAGATTCCGAAAGAGGCCGTATTCATCGGCCCGGCGATCACGAACATCAAGGAAATGATCGGCGAGCAGGTGCTGCGCCAATCCGGTTTGCTCGGTGCGCTGCTCGAATTCGCCGGCAACATCCTGAATCCGGCCGCCTATATCGGCTCGCTGCTCGACGTCGAGGAGCTCGCGCTGCCGCTCGTCATCGTGCCGACGAACCCGCTCACCGATACGTCGAAGTGGACGGCGATCACCTGCAAGATGACGACCGTCGCGGCTGCGGTCGAGCAGACGCTCAAGGACTGCGGGTTGCTGCTCACGGCCGATTTCTGGCGCGTCGGCGACCCGCAGCCACCGAGCCTCACCGCCTGGGGCATCACGCTCACGAAACCGTCGATCGTCGTCGACGTCCGCGACTACTCGACCGTTACCGGGCTGACCGGCACCGCGCTCGACGGATTGATCGGCGAGGCAATCAGCCTGGTCGACACCGTGCTCGGCGAGATCCTCACGCTGCTCGGTGGCGCCGATATCGCCGACAGCGGATCGACGAACGCCACCAACCCATACGGCGACGGCATTCTCGCGCAACTGCTCGGGCTGGACGCGAAACCGTCCTGGGTGATCTACGAGGACGGGCCGCGCTCGGGCATTCAGGAATCGCACATTGCCGCGCACGCCCCGCTCGCGTATCGCGTTGTCACCGGCGGCAAGTCGCCCGACTGGGTGAACAAGGGTATCGATCTGCTGCTCGAATGGGCGCTGTCGGCATTGCTCGCCGCATTCGGCGCCAGCGGTATTTCATCGACGCTGCTCGACGGTCTGCTCGACAACGTCTTTCTCGCGTATATGCAGATCGAGGACGAGCAGCGGCGCATCGACCTCGGCCCGTTCGGGCGCCCGGAGTATTTCGCGCAGGGCGGCTCGGCCGCGTACACGCTCGATGCGCTGGTGATTCTCGAATCGGCGCTATGGGATACGCGCGGTTACTACAGCTTTCAGCTCGTCGCGATGGACGGATATCCGTACAGCTTCGGCGGCGACCTGTTCGGCGTCCAGTATGGCGATTTCGGTATCGGATTCCCGGTCTCGTGGATCCGCAAGGGAGTCATCTACACCGACTACTGCACCGAGGCGACCATCACGGACGACCGCACGCACCGCGTGCAGATCATCGCGAAAGTCGGCGATCAGTCCGCGCTCGAATCGCCCTGGGCCCGCCTCGCGCGGCGTATCGCGTCGCTGAACGACATCGTCAAGGCCGCCTCATTGGCGCAGAACTGAGGGTAGTGAATTGACATCTCCCACACTGGTTTTGAACCCGGACGGCAGCGCCACGTGGACCGGAACCATATGGTTTTCGAACATTCAGGACATCGCCAGCACCGGCGTCGCCACACTCACGCTCACCCCGGCCGGCGGCTGGGGCAATCTGCCCGTCCTCGCACAGGGCGCACCCGGCCTGCCTGCAGTTATCGACTCGATCACCGTGAATACGTTGGACCCGGCCACCGTGCCGACGCCGACACAGTCGGGGCAGCTCACGCTCGTCGACCCTGGCGGACCGGGCGAGTCGGCACACTACACGCTGACGCTCAACCTGTTGAAGGGCGCCGCAGGCGCTACCGGCGCACAAGGGCACATCCTCGGTAGCTCGGATTTCTCGAACTCGCCGGCCGACGGTCAGGTTCCGGTCTACAACGGCACGAGCGGGCTCGTCGCCTGGGTGAGCATTCACCCGGTCACGCCGTTCTATGTGCTGCCGGGCACGAGCTTCACCGCGCTGAACGAATCGGCCGCAGGTGCACGCGACATCGTCGGCGCGATCACGATTCCGGCGCAGACGTACCGGTATCGGCCGCGCGTCTCGGGCGATCTCGAGGTGACCGGCGCGGCCGGTATGCGCATCGATGCCGAGGTGCGGATGGGCACGCAGGCCACCGCGGACGCGACGATCTCGAGCACGGGCACGCTCGTCGGCTACGGCCGCGGCCAAGAGTCCGCGCTCGCCGTGCATCTGGGCATCACGCCGTATTTCGGTGGCGCGACCGCGATGTCGGCGAGCGACGTCTCACCGCCGGCGTCGGTGGCGGCCGGAACGGCGATGCGGTTCGTGCTCACCGCGGTACGGCAATACGGCTCGGCCGCCTGGACGACGTCGCAGCAGCTCGGCGAGCTGCGGCTCACCCTGGAGCCGGTCTAAGCCCGTGGCGCTCACCCCGCAGTTCCTCGGCGGTGTCGGCACCGCGATGAAGGATCTGCTGATCGCCAACGTCGCATCGGCGGTGGCGAGCGTCGATATCAACATCTTCGGTATCCACCTGCAGCCCTTCGCATTCCTGCAGCAGTGGGCCGACGATCTCGTGAACCAGGCGAACCAGGCCATCGCCGACGCCTCGGCCGCGCAGATCGCAGCGGACACAGCGAATTCCGGTGTGAGCACCGTCGCCTCGGGCGTGACCGCGAATATCACCGGCTCGTCGTCGTCGAGCAATCCGGCCGACGTCGGCAACTCGATCGGCATCCTGAACAACACCGTCCAGAGCAGCTCGCAGCCACCGCAGACCGTCATCGTCACCACCACGCAGGACGTGCCGATTCCGACCGGCTGCCGAACCGTCGTGATGAACGTGTTCGGGCCGTCGGGCGGCGGGGCGCGCGGCGGCAACTCGGGCGGCTCGGGCCTCGCGGGCGGCCCGAGCGGCATCGGCGGATGGCAGAAAGACATCTCGATGCAGGCCTCGGTCATGACGTCGACCCTGCACTGCGTCATCGGCACCAAGGGGCTCGGCGCCACCTCTGACACCACCGCGGGTGCCGACGGCAACGGTTCGTCCTACGTCGCCAGCGCCGACGGATCGGTGAAGTACTGCGAGGCCACCGCCGGCAAGGGCGGCAAACCGATGACCACGGCGAGCTCATCGCCGGACTGGTCGAGCCTCACCGGCGCGGCCGGATCCGGCAACGGTGTGCAGACCGTGCCCGGCAAGTCCGGCGGTCATGGCGGCATCCGCAACCTGTTCAACGCCACCGACGGCGCGAACGGACTGAACGTCTCCGGCGGCACCGCGGGCGCCTCGGCAGGCTCAGCGGGCGGCAACGGATCCGACGACACATCGACGCTCACCCCCGGCAACGGCGGATCCGGTGGCGGCGGCGCGCCCGGTGGCGCGACGGGCAATGCGGGCAAGGGTGGCAACGGCGGTCATCCCGGGGGCGCGGCCGGCGGCGGCGGCGCGTTCTACGCGGTCGGCAGCAATGGCAACGGCGGCGACGGTGCCGACGGCGAAATCTGGCTGAAATTTGTTTTCTGACAAGGGGTTACGCATGCATCTGCCCGATTGGCACTGCCCCACCTGCGCTGCGTTCTCGATCCTCGGCGGCGAAGTGGATGAGGCCACATACGAGCTGAATCAGCGCCGGATCACCGCGCACACATCGCTGCACACCGCGCAGCTCGCCGAGCACGACGGCGACCACGAGGCGTTGCGGCTGCGGCTGCAGAACCCGCATCACGTCGCGGCCGTGCAATCGCTTCAAACCACCGATGAGAGGACGCAGCAATGAGATTGGGACTGGATTACGCGGGCGGCCGCCCGGATCCGCAGGCGATCAGAGCAGCCGGTTACGACTTCGTCGTGCGGTATCTGTCCGACGGCGGCCCGGGCCTGCCGGGCAAACTGCTCACCCCGGACGAGGCCGACGGACTTCGCCGCGCCGGTGTCGACATCGTCGCCAACTGGGAGACCACCGCGAACCGCATGCTTGGCGGATTCCCGGCCGGTCAGTACGACGCGACGCTCGCCCTGGCGCAGGCGCAGGCCTGCGGCATGCCGACGGGCCGGCCGATCTATTTCTCGGCCGACTGGGATGCCGCAGAGGACGAACAGGGACCGATCGACGACTACCTGCGCGGCGCCGCCTCGGTGCTCGGCGCCGAGAACGTCGGCATCTATGGCGGCTACTGGCCGGCCTCGCGTGCACTCAATGACCAGACCGCGCAGTGGGAATGGCAGACCGATGCGTGGTCGGGCGGCAACACCGACGACCGCCGAAAGATGCACCAGCGCATCGAACAGGTGTGGGTCGACGGCGTGCAGTGCGACGTCAATGAGGCCGTCGTCGACGACTTCGGCCAGTGGTCATACATACCGGCACCGAATCAGGAGGAAGACATGGCCGACATCGACACCGTCATCGGTGACATTCGAGAGCAGCTCTGCGGGCAGGGCGCACGCGAGCAGGGCTATCCGGGCTGGGTGCAGCTCGGCCAGAATCCCGACGGCTCGAATCGCGATCTCGTCGACGCAATCGCGTTCGCGCTGAGCGAGATAGCCGAGATCAAAGCGGCCGTGAAGCCGGCCGCGACCCCGCCCGGGGTGGCGCAGTGACCGCACCGGCACCGGCACCGGCACCGGCGGCGAGCCAAGTCCGCCACCCCGGCCGCGCGGTCGCGCGCACCGTGCTGCAGCTCGCCGTCGGCATCACCGCGGCCACACCGGAGCTCGTCTATCTGTCCGGAGTTCCGGCGAATACCTCGGCGGTCGTCGTCGGTCTGGGTGTCGCTGCCGCGTTCACGCGGTTCATGGCGATTCCGCAGGTCGAGGCGGCTATTCAAACCTGGGCGCCGTGGCTGGCCGCGGAGCCCGCGAGTGGACGGCAGACCGAATAGTGCTATCCGAATTCAGCGCGGTTCCGTGGGACACCATCACCGTCGAGGGTGTGCTGCTGCTGTTCATGGGCATCATCGTCGGCGGCCGCCTCATTCCGCGGTCGTGGGTGAAAAGCCTGCTCGCTGAGAAAGATGCGCGGATCGAGTACCAAGAGACCGCGATGGCCGAGCAGCGCGCCACCATCGCAAGTCTGGTGCAGCAGAACGCCGAGCTCACCGTCTCGGGGCGGCTGTCGGTTGCGCTGCTGCAATCCATCCAGACGACTGCGACCAGCAACCACACGAGCACTACCGACCCCGGGAGCGGCCATGTGGCGCCGTCTGTTCAAACCTGACAACTGTGAGTCCGAGGAGGTACGCCGGGCGCGCGAAGCGGCCGAACGTGCCGAACGTGAACGCCGCGAGGTCGAGGCGCAGGCGCCGGTCGCGAAAGCGATCGGCGCCGCTGTCCGAGCGGCATTGGAGCGCAACCACTTCGGCGAACAGATAGACGCGGCATTCGCCCGGCGAAGGAGTGCGAGATGAGCGGCAAGTTCGGGCGCGGTGCGGCGATGGCGGTCACGGTCGCGATCGACGCGACGATCATCGCCGTCATGGCGCCCGACTACAACGGCGCGGCGAATGTGTTCTGGATGCTGCTGACCGTCAAGGCGTGGGTTTTCGTGCTGCTCTATGGCTTTCGCTCGCACTGGTGGATCACCCGCGGCGGCCGCGGCATTATGCGCCTGGTCTCGTGCATAGCGCTGATCGGGACGCTGAGCACCGGAACGATACTGCTCGGCGACTATCCCGGGCGGCCGTTCGTCCGGCTCGCCCTCATCGCGTTCGTGGCGCTGGCGATGATGGATCTGCTGCTCACGCTGGTCGCCGCTCAACAGGATGACGACAGCGACATAACGCCATGACCACCGTTCTCATCGTCCGCGACGTACTCGCCGCGGACGGCTCCCGCATGCCCACACAAGGCCGATTCATCGACTCGGCCGACCTCGCGAAATACCAGGCGTACGGCTGGCGGCTGCCGCTCGGCGCGCCAGCGATCCCCGTGCCCGCGAGCACGCTCGACGGTTTCACCAAGTCGCCGACCGACATCGATAGCTGGCAATGGGACTGGTCGCCGTACCTCATGGCCGGCGAAACCGTCACGGCGAGCCAGTTTTTCACCGTGCCCGGGCTGACGCTGTCGAGCCCGACGCTCGTCGGCGCGACGACCAAGGTGCTCTGCGCCGGCGGCACGTCCGGCACCACATATGTCGTGACCAATCGCGTCGCGACCAGCGCAGGCCGTCAAGGCGATGCGCTGTTCACCGTCACCATCACATAGGAGCGATCCATGTCCGACGACATCCTGCGCTGGCACGCCGCCGCGACAGTCGTGAAATTCGAGCCGGCGACCGTGCTCGACATGATCCGCCATGTCGGCCGCGAGCCGCTCGGCCACGAGATCGAGGATCTCGTGCAGCGCGGCGTATTCGAGCCCGACGACATCCACCACGAAGACGGCAATTTGCTGACCACGGCCGGGCTCAACCGGCTGACGTCGCTGTTCGAGGGTGCCGGCGGCGCGGTATTCAACAACGCGCAGGCCATCATCGGCGTCGGATCGAGCACCACCGCGGCCGCGGTCGGCGACACCGCGCTCGGCGGTAACGGCTCGGCGTCGACCGCCTACTACCAGGGCGTAGACACCGGCTATCCGACGCAGTCCGGCGGAGTGATCAACGCGAACGCCACATTCGGCACATCGAACGGCAACTTCACGGCCGGCTGGCAGGAATGGTGCCTTGCCATCGCGACCGGAACCATCACCCCGGGCGCGACCCTGGCGAGCGTCGGCACGTCGCCGATCATGTTCAACCACAAGGTAGCCAACCTCGGCGTGAAGGCGAACGGGGCGATCTGGACGCTACAGGCGACCTGCACCATCTCCTAGCTGGCGCTTTAGTGCAAAGCGTCCGGCATCTGACGAAAGGTAATTCGATGACCAACACTCTTGCGCGGCTGGGCGTTACGCTCGCTGCCACCGCCGCGGTAGCGGCCGCATTCGCACCGAGCGCGACCGCGGACACGATCAGTTACTACACCAACCAGTCCGACACGGTCCGGGTGCCACCGCGCACCGAGAACGAGGGCGATGCCCGGTGCAACGACGGCGATACCGCGACCGGCGGCGGCGCGCTGCTCGAGGGCGGATACAGCATCGACGAGCCGTATATGCGCGTCGTGCAGAACGGGCCGGTCGGATTCAGCGGCAACGCCGCGCCGCCCGCGTGGCGCGTCACCTACCACAACGAGGATCCCGAGGACCCGCACGGTTACGTCGTTTTCGTGATCTGCGAGCACACCGAGACCACACCCTGATATGTCTGTAGCCCTGCGCGGCACGGCCACGGCCGGCACGACGACGATCACCCCCGACGCGACTGTCGTCGCGGGTGATCTGCTCGTCGTGGCCGCGATCGCACCGTCGGCGACGACGATCACCGTGCCCGCAGGCTGGACAACGCTACGCAGCGTCACCACGAGTAACTCGTCGTCGACGCTGCGCCTGGTCATCGCCTACCGCCTGCTCGTGGCCGGCGATCCGTCGAGTTGGACGCTCACCGGCGCGACGTACAACATTTGCGCCGCCTACTCCGGGTGTGATCCGACTACGCCGATTCTGGCCGAGAATTTCAGCAGCGCTGCCGCGTCGTCGATTACGACGCCGACGCTCAGCAACACCAACAGCGGCGCGTGGCGCGTGGCCGCGTGGGGCATCGCGGAAGTCTCTTTCTCGTCGGTCTCGGCCTGGTCGACGTTTTCGCCGGCCGACACTCGGCGCGCCCATCAGGAGCAGTCGAAATACGCGCTCGCGCTGACCGACTCGGCGGCCACGGTCGCCACCGGCTCGACGTCGATCACCGGCACGTCACCGACGAGCCAACCGAGCTGGGCGTGCGAGCTCGCCTGGATCGGCCTGATACAGCCGCTGCTCTCGACCCCGGTCAGCTCATCGGACACCGGTGCTGGCGCCGAGACGGCGGCCGTGCGCCCGGCCGATACGGAGACCGCCGCGGGTACCGATACCGCTGCGGTGAAGGCGACTTCGGCGGTATCGCAGACCGGATCCGCGACCGATACCGCCTCGGTGCGGCCGGGTGACACCGATACCGCGGCAGGCACCGAGGCGAGTGCGCTCGCCGTGCAGGCGGCCGATACCGCCACGGTCACCGATTCGGCGACCGTGGTCGTGCAGGCGCCCGAGACCGGCACCGCGGTCGATACCGCAATCGGCACGAGCGGCACCCCGGTCACCGATCCGGCGACCGGCACCGAGTCATCGAGCATCGCCACACGCGGCAGTGACACCGGCACCGCCGCGGACACTGCGGGCGTGGTCGCGGCCGAACCGTCGGCCGACACCGGCGCGGCCGCGGACTCGGCGACGGTCTCGATCGATCAGCAGGTCGCCGATGTGGCATCGACCTCGGAATCGGCGCTGGTGAAAGTCGGCATCCCGAGCACCGATACCGCCTCGGGGCTGGAATCGGCCCGGATCACGCAGGGCGACAGCGACACCGCAACCGCCCGCGATTCGGCCACCGCCCGGCATGCCGGCGCGGCCGTTCCGGCGCGGCTGCATTTCGTCGAGGTGCTGCCTCGGCTGCCGGTATGGACCGGGCCCGGACAGTAGGGGAGGGGGTCGCTGTGTGGTATCTCGAATTCGTGCTGACGCTGGTCGCGCTGTACGCGCGCGTGACCGGCCGCTGGTGAATCAGTGAGCGAGCTGTAGGCGCGTGCCGGGCTCGCCCCGGTCGGTGCCGAACCACACGCTCACGAGCTGAGCATCGACGTATTGGCCGCTCACATCCCGGTCCGGGACGATGTCGACCCACACCGTCTGTTTCTGCCCCGGCGCCAGCGATCCCGTGCTCGGATTGCTGGTCGCGACAACCTCATTGCCCTGGGTGTACTGAATCTCGGGATTGCAGTAGCCGGTGAAGTCGTTCGACGTGTTCTCGACCAGGAGCTCACTGCCGGTCTTGCCGGACGGCTGCTGGGCTATTCCTTGCACGAGCGTCACCGTGAAGGGCCCGACGACGTACTTGTTCTTGTGCGTATCGGGTACCGGCTGGATCAATGCAGCCTGCCGAGCTGATGTCGCGGCCGGTGTCGGGCTCGGCGAGCTGCTGCTCGGCGTATCGGACGATCCGCACCCGGCGAGCGTGAGTGTCGCGAGAGTGACGGCGGCGGCGATCGTGCTGCGGCGCATGGGTTCCCCTGTGGCTGATGAGAGTTCGTCGAGGTGTGCATACAACTGTGCCCCGATCCTGTTACGGATCGGGGCACAGTTGGTGTGTTTCAGGCGACCTCGGGCGGTGCCCATCGGGTGACGGTACTCAGATCGTCGTTACGGCGGATCGTCACGCTGCCATCGAGCGGGCGCACACTGTGCTCGCCCGGACCCGGTTTCGGCGAGTCCAGAAACCACCCGATCCGTTTCGCCAGCTCGGCCGGATCGGACGTGCGCATCCGGTCGCGCATCTCGATATTTCCGACGAACTGCGGATCGCCGAGGTACGCCAGCAACAGGTGCTCGGCGCACACGTAGTTGTCGCCGCGCTCGCGTGCGATCCGCTCGGCGTCCGCGAGAACCTGCTGATAGGTGGGCGTATAGATCATGTCGTCCGCCATCGCTCTACCGTACGCCCGCCTCGAGGACTTCGGACCAATCGAAGTACACGTTTCCCCACTGGTCCTTGTAGCTCATGCATCGCCAATAGCTGTACCCGTGGTCGCCGTGGTCGGTGCGCACGCCCCGGCCCTCGTTGAGGCGGGTGCAGCTCACCGTGGGTTTGCCGTCGGGGCCGTGCTCGGATAGCGGCCATTCGGCGCTGTCGCTGCCACGGCACGCGCTGTTGTCGTCGTGCGGATCGACATGCCCGAACGGGCACCACCCGATGTGCGCGGGTGCCGCATCGGCATGAGCCGGGGTGCCGAGTAGCGCGACGCCGAGCAGGCATGCGGCGGCGGCCGCCTTGATGGTTGCGCGGATGTTCATCGTTTCCTCCCTGATTGTTACCCCCGGCCTATGTCCACTAGGCCGGGGGTTTCGTTGTTTCGCGCCCTACGTCAGTTCGGCTGGGCCCGTTTCGATATCGGTGACCGATGTCGGATCGACGTCGATCGTCGGCACGTCCAGCGCGGGTGTTTCGTCCTCGGTCAGTTCGGCCGCAGCGTCGTCGATATCGCGGAGGCCATCGGGACCGATGAGGTGGACACCGTCGCTGTCGTGCAGATAGCCGAGGTACGGGCGCTCGCTCATCGCTGCTGCGGGATGATCTTGCCCGCGAATACCAGCACCGCGTGCGCTTGGTTCTTGCGCGGGCATGCGTCCAGCGAGCACGCCCTATGGTCCTGCATCTCGAATCGAGCCCGGTTGATGGACATCGGGTGCCGCAGTGGCGCGCAGCGCCATTCCGGCGGATATTCCCGGGCACGATGGTGCGACGGCGACGCGATCGGGCGCAGCGAACGCATCGCGGGCTGCGGACCGTCATCGCGCCGGGCACGGATGTCCTCGGCAACGATGATGCCGATGATGCTGAGGCATACGACGACGATGCCGACGATGCCGAATGCCTCGCCGCTCATGCCGCTGCCACCTTGGACGGGATGCGCTCGCTGACGCGGCCGCTGTCCGCGACGATCAGCTGTGCGCGCTCGCGAATGAGCCGGTCGAGACCGTCGATGTGTTCGAAATCGGGAACGATCACAGCGTCGGGGCCATGCTCGGCAATGGCCGTCATGACCGTAGTGAGCGGTCCGTGCAGATACGGATTGATCGTGATGACCGGGCCCGGCTCGTAGCCGAGCCGGATGAGCAGATCGGTCATCTGCTGGATGTCGACGACGAAATTGGCCGTCAGATCGGGCCGGATGCACTGGATCGCGGTGCGGAGTGAGCTCGAAGTGCCTGCGCTCATGGCGTTCCCCTTGTTCCGTGCCCTGGGGTTTAGGTTGGATGCCAGGGCTAGTTATGAGACTTAACCATAGGGCAAACCGGCGCAGGCTGTCTCGCGAATCGCGTATATTCGCAGATGAATCCGAGGCAAGTCAGTGAACTAGGGGTAGCTATGCGGGAAGTTGGCGAGGTCATCGAGGCTCGTCGCGTTGACCTTGGCCTGACGGCGAAGCAACTCGCCGCGCGCATGGGCACAACCGAGGTGCAGATCAGTCGATGGGTGAACGGCAAGCAGCAGCCCGGACCGCCGTATTTGCGGCTGCTCGCGCAAGTGCTGAACTTGACGGCAGACGAGCTGCTCGGATTCGTCGAGTACGAGACGGACCTGTCCAAGAAGTGGATCGCGTTCTGGGACACCACGCGCGGCGGCGAGCCCGTCATCGACCAGCACACGATTCAGGCCACGCACCGCGGCGCGTACTTCACATTCTCCGCTGACGGCGACTACCTATGGACCGGCAATCTCAAGCTCGGCAACGGCAGCCTCACCGGCACATATCTCTCCGCCGAGGCCGATCGACTGTTCGAGGGCGCGCTGTATTTCACGCTCAGCCCCGACGCGAAAGCGGCGGTCGGCAAATGGTCCGGCCGATGGGCAGACGGTCTCGTCGGCGGCGGCTGGGGCGTGCTCGCGCGTGACGAGCGCCGCGGCGACTGGTTGATCAGGAAAGTGATCGCCGACGGGCCGCTGTCGGAATGGCCGGCCGATGATCCCTGGCTGCAGGAGCGGGCCGACGCGGCACACACCGAGATGATGGAGGCGGCAGGATGAGCCACGGCACCGATAGTCAGATCACCACCCGTAACGGCGTCCGCGCGGCGTGGCGGCGCGACGGGCACCGCGTCGTCGTGCTGTTCGTCGACGACCCCGAGCGCGACGAGCCCGCGTTTCGGTGGCCCGATCATCCGATGTCAAGGTGCCGGTCCGGGCACATCGCATTCGGCCCGGAGACATACCCGACCACGGCCGACCTGCGCGAGATGCTGCCCGAGTACGCCGAACTCTGGGCCGCGGTCGACGCCGAGTACGGCGACGCGCTGCTCGCGGCGACGGCGTCAAGCCCGGCAGCGCACGCGCACCGTTCGTTTTTCGCATTGACCGGACCGTAGATAGTCCGTAAATGTCCGCCCGAATCGGGCACACAGCAGCGAACCAGCATGGCTACACTGTGGCTCTGAGCTGAGGGTTGCCTCAGACAGAGAACCGCCCCGGGCTATGTCCACTAGCCCGGGGCGGAATCTCTCAACAAGAGCGGTTACGCTGCCGAATTCACGGCGTTTCTCACCTCCGATCTGTCAATCGCGCAATAGACCTGGGTCGTTGCAACCGAGACATGCCCGAGCGCGGTTTTCACTGCCATGATGTCGCGGGTGTTGCGCAGGGCCCGCGAGCCGAATCGGTGCCGCAGCTTGTGCGTTGTCCAATCGTCCTCGCCTTCTTCCTGCTGGGCGCGCAGCACGGCCGAGCAGAGCTCGCCGATACGTCGCGGCGATAGGTGCCCATCGATCCGGCCCGGGAACAGGTATCCGGTGCGCGGGTGGCCGAGGCCGGGCGAGTGGCCGGGTGCGCCGGCGCGAATGTGCCGGGCGAGCTCGTCGGGCACGGGCAGTGTGCGGTCCTTGCGGCCCTTGCCGTGGACGATCAGCCACCAGCCGTCGACGTCCTCGCTCAGATCGCGGCCGACGTGCACGCACGAGATTTCGGCGCGGCGCATGCCGAGTTCGGCGCCGAGTCGCAGCATGAGCCGCACGCGCGGTGCGGCCGCCTCGACGGCCGGGCGGTAGATGCGATCGGGCACCGGCCGAGGCCGAGGCACCGCCGGCGGCACGTGCGGCCACGCTGCGGATGCGTCCTCGGTGACGCGCCCGGCGGCGAGTGCCCATTTCCAGAACGATCGGGCCGAGGATCTGCGGCCCCGGCGAGTTTCCAGTGACCAATCCTTGGTGCCCGCCCACTGAACGAGCATCTCGCCCGTTATCGTTGCGGGACCGTCCGGGCCGACTTCGCGGGCGATCTGCTCCAAATCGGACGTTCTGCGCTCGATCGTGCTCTCGGCGCTGCCGCCCGCGCGCAGGTAGTTGGAATATTGCACCAGTGTGTCGACCCACGGTCGAGGTACTTGAAGTTTCACACCTCGATTTTGGCGCTTTCGCCGAATTCGAGTCCTCAAATTCCATCCCCTAATCTGGCAGCATTGGATGCCCGAAATTTCCGTGTGAATATGTGGTTTAGCGGAGATGTTTACGGCGTATGGACCGTTTCGTCCCCTAATTGTTCTTGACTGGCTATTTAGTTGCAAATGTGAAACATCGGTGAAGGCATTTCACAGCAACCGATTCGCGGCGAGGCGAGCAAACCTCACCGTAGCTGCCCGTCTCTGCCGGTTTGTGCTGGTTGTCGCGTCATGGATGGGAAGTGCCGGGCATGATCGAATAATGTCCGCTTGTCCGTATGGTCCGTATTGCCTCGCCGGTAGAATTCGGAGCCAACCGAGCAGTTCGTTTCGCTAGGAAAATGCTGGAATCACGGCGTGTCGTCGGGTTTGAAACGCTCGGATTGGCGACTCGCGGAAAATAGTCACGAATCCCAGCGGGCGCGAATTCGGGCCGTCTCCTCGCGCGCCGCTTCACGCGCCGCCTGATCGGCGTAGCACCACACCCGCACCGCGGTTGTTTGGTGGTCGATCGTCGCCGTACCCGAGTAGGTCACCTTGTCGGTCTGGTCGTCGCGCCCGACGCCGTATGCGAGCGACCATGCCGCCTCGCCGCGCTCGAGGCCGAGCGCGAGGGCCCACTGAGCCATGTCGTCACCGGAGCCGGGATCGGCGATGCCGGACAGCATCCGCGTGCCGGTGATCGGGCTGCGGTCCAACCGCCACGTGAGCGGACTCAGCGAGCGCGCGAGCCCGTTCATGTGCTCGGTGATCGCGCGGGTGACGACGTAGTCGAGGCCGAGATCGTCGAGGGCGATCCGTGCCGGAAGTACATGCCCCGTACCGGTATTCATGCCGCCACCGCCGGGGCGAGCGGGATGCGACGGACGCGCTGACCCGGATAGCGGATATCCGCAGGTGACAACGGTTCCCAGTATGGATCAGAAGGTTGGGAGTTCGAGTCTCTCCGGGCGCGCAGAAAGAAGGCCCCGTCGCATTGCGGCGGGGCCTTCTTCGTATTCAGGAGTCGGCCGTGCCGTCTGTCCGGACGAACCCCGCGATTACCGATGCCGCTCGTAGGGCGATCTCGTTGCCCACCGAGCGAAGCTGAGTCGCGGCAGTACGGTCTCAACGTCGGCCACCATCATCACGGCGTTCAGCGTGAGTGGGTCGAAATGGGCGGTAGAGGGGGCGATTACGGCCTCGGCTCCCACTTCCCGCACTTGGTCCGCCAACGGGATCCGGCTCGTCTCCGGCGCCCACACCAGGCGGTAGCCGAGACGGCTCGCCAGCCGTCGAACCTGTGCCATATCCCAGTCCGGTGCCGCCGCCTCCGGATGAACCCATCCCAGGCCGATCGGTCGATCTCTCATCGGCCTTCCTCGCGGCGCTCATCGCGCGATGGGATGCGTATCAGTGCCCAAGTGAGATCCGACAACCCCATGGCGAGCAGAACCAAAATCCAGTCACAACCTGTCATCGTGTCGAGCCCCCTTCATCGAACCGTCGTGGTCGGACCCGGGCGCCGAGGACTGCGACACCAGGCGCCCGAGCTGCCTTCAGAGTCGCCGCGGAAGGCGCCTGCGTAATGCCACAACCTGTGGCACTGTGGGCTTATGGACGAGATGGGGGCTGGTGAACGCGTTGCGAGGGCGCGGAAACTAGGGCGTCTTACACAGGTCCAGCTGGCCCAGCGAGCGTCTGTTTCGTTGTCCTTGCTCCGGAAGGTCGAACAGGGTGACCGTGCCGCGTCGCCGGCGTTCATCGCCGCCGTGGCGCGGGTTCTGGGCGTCGGAATAGGCGACCTGACCGGGCAGCCGTATTCGCCGGTCCGGGCCGACGCAGCGGCGCATGCGACGATTCCGGAGTTGCGTCGGTCGATTCTGGCGTTCGACGATGAGCCGCCCGCGATACCCCTCACATTCGAGGACCTCAGTGCCGCGCTGGATCGTGTGCGAGAGGGAATGCGTCGCGCACGCTACACCGACCTCACGGCGGAACTTCCCGATGTGATCCGGGGCCTGCACCTGCTGGCCGACGCGGAGAGTCCCGGCAGTCGCTCGGAAGAGATACATTCCGCTCTCGCCTACGCCTATTCCAAGGCAATGCTTTTCGCCTACCAGTACGGCTATCTGGATCTCGCGGGACTGGCCGCCGACCGTTGCGGTTGGGCCGCATCGCGCAGCGGCGATCCGATCTGGCCGGTGGCAGCCGAATACAACCGAGCCCTCATCCTGCTCTACTCGGGCGCATACGCTGGTGGCCAGAAGACGATCGAACGTGCCTATGCCGCAAGCGAAGACATCGCGACCTCGCCGAACTTACTGGCGGTCCGTGGCGCCCTGCATCTACGCGGATCGATCCTCGCGGCCCGCGCCGCCGACGCGGTAACCGCCGACTCACACCTCACCGAGGCGCGGCAAATCGCAGATGCGATCGGTTCCACTCGATTCCGCCATTACGGCACCGGTTTTCGGCCTTCCAACGTCGACATCCATTCGGTCGCAATACCAGTCGAACTGTCCGACGGAACCACCGCGATCTCCCGAGCCGCGGATATCCGCCTACCTGCCTCAGTAGCGCCCTCACGAGCCGGTCACCACTTCATCGACCTCTCCCGAGCCTGGCTCCTACACGGCGACAAACAGCGAGCCCTGCTGACCCTCCAGCAGGCCCGCAAGGTCGCTCCGGAGCTGACCCGCAACCACTCTCAAGTCCACGAGACCATCCGCGTCCTCGCCCACAGCCGTCGCGGCACGGACAACCTCGCCCAGTTCGCCCGATGGGCGAACGTCAGGATTTGACCGGGAAAGACCCAGCAGGAGTCACATCCTGCCAACGGCTCGTCCGGTCTGTGCGCAGGCGGGGTACGTTCGTGTCGGATCGGCCGAACTGATCCGGATCCGACCCGAACGTCAGATGAAAGTTCTGTCTATTGGCGGACCCAACCTTGAGCGCGATCGGCGAGATTCCACCAAGAGACGAAATCGGAATCCTCTGATTCGATCTTCCATCGCGAATCCAGCGCATCGAAAAAAGCTTCATCGCCGGTCTTTCCGCCTTTCGGCTCACCGATGTAGACCAACCGGCGACCGCCGTTCGCGTCGAAGGCCGCCAGCGCATCCGACGCCATCGGATTGCCCCATCCAGGCGGCCAGCACAGGAACAGAACCTCATCGGCACTGCCGACCGACCGCGCAGCGAACCGCCCGAGATCACCAACGCTCAGCCAGACGTCCGCTTGCCCTTCGGCCTGAGTGAACGACGGATTGTCGGACTGGTCCGGCGGTTGCCAGTCATACGCCGCAACGTCAAGACCCGCGCTCGCCAGCTGCGCAGCCCAATAGCCGCGGCCGGCTCCGAGCTCGACTACCGAACGCCCATTGCAGAATTGATGCATCCACGCCACGGTCTCCGGCGACGGAATCGCGTAGGCATAGGCGGCCTGCAAGATGGTCTGCGCGAATCCCAGTCGCGCGCTTCCTCGAGGCCGGCCACCGTCCACCACCCGGCGCCCCTGATGTTCGGACACCGATGGCCCGACGATGTCCCAGTACGGGTTCGCGCTGATCGAGGGCCCGCCTGTCATGTAATGCACGAGCCGCAAATCGAACGCTGCGTCGGCCGGGTCGTTCCCCGTCCCCGGCAGCATCGGCGCGGTGTCGAGGTAGTCCGCCACCTTCGAATACTCGGCCCGAAGACGCTGTTCGTCCCCCAACAACCCGGCCAGTTCTTCACGACGCTCCGCCGTCAGCGCAAGCTCAGCCAT